GCCACGGTGCCGGTATCGGCAGCGGTGGAGACGTAGGGATTGATGACGTTCGGGTAGCCGTTCGCATCAAGCGTGTTGAACCGCAGCGGGCGCTCGTCAATCGCACCCTTGAAGCCACGGTACGTGTACTCCGAGAACGCATACCGCTGGCGCAGCGTGCGGTCTTGGGCGAAGGAGCCGATCATGCCGCCGACAATATCGGTGGCCACGCCGGTCTCGTTTCTGAGGACTTCCGACTGGCCCAGCGAGGTCACGAGCACCGCATACGCATTGGCGCCGTCTCCGAACAGGTCGGGGGCGAGGTTTTCGCGCATATAGAAGTCGAGCTGGCGGGCAAACGCCATGCTGAGCGGGGAGTCGGGCAGCACCGTGGTCGGAAAGGCCACGTTGACCGCGCCAACCGTGCCGCCGCTGATCACGTCATAGACGTTGGAAGCGCCGGACTGGAGGTTGACCTTGGTGCCCGACAAGTCGAGCATCTGCCAGCGGTTATCCGCATCCATGAACTCAGGAACGAAGTCCTTCATTTGCTGGATCGCATTGCGCAGTTCTCCCTCCACCACGTAGAACTCGTCGTTCACGCAGATGTTGGGGGAGCGGCCACGCTTGCGGTACAGCGAGGTGTGGTAGCGGTGGGTGCCGTAAGAGCCTGCGGTGCCTTGGTCGCCGCACGTGCCCGACGTGTGTAGCGTCAGGGCGGGTTTGGCGAGGTTAAGGCCCGAGTCGTAGCGGTCAGGGATCGTGGTGATCCGCTGGGTGCCGCTTTGGGCCGCGAAGGTTCCGCCTTCCATGAGGTTGGCGAAGGGTCGGGTGGACATCGTATATCTGGAAAGTATTGACTGTAAACGACTTACCTGATCGTTCAAATATCCGCCCACGGTTCCTGCGTTGCAAGTGCCGGGAAAGGCCATAGTAAAAATAGATTACGATGGCGTGCGAGAAATAACGCGGCAACACAAAGGGCGGCACGCCAAAGATACACCTCTTGCGTCGCTGCCCGTGTGATGACTAGGCGATATGTCTCACGAACCCCGCCGAACCCTTAGTCGAATGGCGGGGAGCACTTCTTGAAGTGCGCTATTACGGCTAAGTTGGCACTACATTAGCATCTTTGGCAGGATTGTCAAGATTATTCTTTTCCTGCTCTTTTTTACGAGCTAAGTACAAAAGTCTGCTGACACTTATTTTTGCCCGAGTTGCTAGCGAAAGTTTTTTACCTAAATGAGATTGTAGTATTCTCGCCCTTCCTTCGGGCGATATATTTTTCGCTTTACCAAGCAAGGCATGATGTATCTTGCGTTTAGTCTCCTCAGAATGATGCCATTCGCCCCGCGTTGCCCACCACGCCTTAATGGACTTACTGCGTTTTTTCTTGGTCTCTTCTGATTGATTCTGATTCGCTAATCTCTTGGCTAATGCCTCTCGCGTATTGGGGTGCATTGACCTTCCTCTCGCAACTGCACCAACCCTTTCCCGCGCCTCCTTCGTCCACACCCGCCCCCGCATCTTCTTCTTGTCTTCTTCCGTATGTTTATACCCTAGCGTACTTCCCGCCGTGGGGGCTAAATTATAGGGTGGGCTTAATAGATCAATGTAATATTGTTCTCGCTCGATACATTCTTCGGGTGTGCAAGGCTCCAATATTCCAAAAGTAAATGCCGCCTCTCCATACTTGTTCCATGCCCTTTGTAGCCGAGAATTATCGTGCCACTGACCGCGCAGATGCGATCTATGATTCCACCACCTAGGCCTGAACCCCTTGGCCGCACTCCCAATGTAGAAATCACCCGTCCGGTCGTTTCGGATATAGTAGACGCCAGTTTTGAGGATGGGTTTTCTCATCCCCCTCATCTTAGGCGCACCACCCAACATTGTCAAGCCACAAAAACACCCCCTCCCAGCCGCTAGGGCCAAGAAGGGGCGCAGGAAACGTGGCGGGGCTTTACAACCGAAAGTGGCAATTACATCTTAAAGTGGCAATTCAACCCAACCCCGCGGCGCGACGAAGTTCATGCCATACCCCCTCATCCCCCGGGGTCTTCTCATACCGCCTGACTATCTCCGCGATCTCCTCCGCCTTGACATGGCGACCGGAATGAAAAGCGGTTCTTGGCCACCAATCGTAGGCACCCGCAGTATTAAGGGCATTTTGCCATGCCGCCTCGTCCTGCTGCTCCGGGGTGGTGGGCTGGGGCGGCTCCTCTTTTTTCGCGCACAATTTGCAAACGATGCGGTGCTTGTTGCCAACGAAAACATTGTGACATACGCAGCACTCGCAGTTGTATTGCCCATTTTCTTGGTCAAAGTCTTCCTGCCAGCAGCGGCGCACATCAACCTGAGTCAATACTGGCGGTTCCTCCCGCTTGAACGGCACCGGGTAGGGCAGCCTGGTGCGGTAGGTGTTGACGGTGGCGTTTCCCACATAGCCGCTAGTTCCCCAAAAGGTTTGCCGCCATGCTTCTATATCTCGCGTCTCATTTCTTCCCTCCCCAATCTCCTCCCGCCCCAGCAGCCGCCACCCGTCCTTCACGCCCACCTGTTCCTCTGTCAAGCCTACGGGGTTGTGGCCCTTGGCGAGGCGAGACGGCGGCGGGAGCAGCCGCACTTTCCGCCAGTGGGTGGGATATATAACCCGATCAACTCCAGCCTGATTATTCAAGAATTTGCATGTGGTGCCTAGTTCCCATAACACCGCCCGAGAATTATCCTGCTGCCAAAAAACCTCCACTGCCCACTCGTCCTCCATAAAGTCAGCCTCCATGGGCTGGCGCTTCGACATTTCAATCCAAGGTTCTATGTTCATGTTTTTTCTCCTATTGAAGATTAATCTTCTCACTAGAAACTAAAATATGCCGATACCTTTCCAATTGCCGACAAGCCTCAATGGCTTTTTCTTTGTTATTATAGGACTCTGCCCCCCATTCGCCCATCCAAAGCCACAGGCCCAATAGCCCCCGGTATTTTACCCTATAGAAAATGGCACCGTTGCCGTCCTTGAATGTGTAAAGCCTATATCTCGCATTCTTCATATTTCTCCTTGTTTCCCCCACCCCTACGCCCGCCCGCTCCGCTTGTCAAGTCTTTTTTTCGCTTTTTTGCCACCAATCTTCATAGGCGTTCCCGCCATAGCTCACGTCCTCCCGCACCATGCTATAACCCGCCACCAGTAAGCGGGATCGAATGGCATCGCGGGGCTTGGGGCCAAGGCGGTAGCTGTCATGCTCTATAGTGGCAACCCGGAAGGTGACACCCATTTCAAGCAGGTGGGCCAAGGCGGCGTAGGTGGCATCATCCACATCCAGCGAAAGGTAGTCCACCCTTTTGGAGGCACCAACCGGCCAGCCGAACTTGGTGGCATCGGCACAAAGCACCGGGGACTTGCGTTGCTCCCGGCACAGCTTGACGTGCTCCTCGCTGGCATCCACCAGCAGGCCCCGCCACCCCAGTTGCTCAAGCGCGTAGGTGTTGTTCCAGTAGACCGGCTGGTTGCAGCCCACGTCCAAAAAAGTGCCGGTAAAAAGCTGCTCCGGTTCCACAAGGGTTTGGTAGACAAATAAATCCTGCCCCGCCTGACTTTGAGATATGAAGTTCATGTTTCGCGCAGGTTCAACTCGGAGTGCCCCTTCCACCAAGCGGTGATCGGCATGTGGTTGCCCTCCACGAAGGGGACGCGTTGGGGGGCAGGTTGGGAGTGGGGGATTCCCCGCTGGTCCGGGCTGAAGATGCGGGTGTGATTGCCCAGCACTCCGGCCCACCAGCTAAAGGTGGAGGGGGCGCGCAGGAGAATGTCCGCCTGAATCAACGCATAGAAGTCCGGCAGGAAGCTCAGTCCGGGGTCGAGGTCGGGAACTGTGAGCGGATTCTCCTCGCTGATAAAATGCAGTTCGCTTGGGTCGATTCCAAACTGCCGGCAGGCGGCAAGATAGGACTCCTTGGAGATGATGATGAAACCGGGCGTGGTGGCAAAGTCCCCCCACCTGAGATGGGCCGCCGCCTTGTAATGGGGAACGCCGCTGAGTTGCGCCAGAACTTCCGGGCGGAAGGTGAACCACTTCAACGCCTCGGCCCGGCTGTAGATCAAGTGCTTCTGATGCTGGGCGTAACCCACGATGGCGATATTCGTCTCGCCGCTCCACTGCTCCAGCTTAAGGTCATTGCGATTGGGATATGGGCGTTCAAGTGGGGAATCATCCAGTTGGAATATCCTCTGCCCAATCCATGGGGTGGTCTGTAATTGGCAGTGATGTTGCTCCGCGTAGGATTTGGCAAAAGCATACTGCGACATCTGATTTCCTAGGCGATAACCTATGCCGGTCCCAAAATTCAGGGCGATGCTGTTCACGGCAAAATCTGTTCCAAGTGCAGTTTAAAATATTCCTGCTGCTCTAATGCCTGTTGCATTCCAGGCGTGGTGTAACCCCATCCGCAGGCGAGATTGATGTCCGCCAATCGCGCTCGTTTCAAGTCGTTGCGCCGTGCAATCCGCTCCAATGAGCCAAGGTGGCGATAGTGCAACAAGTAGGTGGGGGGCAGACTAGGTGTGCCAACTTCCACCGGAAATTTCACCACGGTTCCATCCTTCAGCACCACTGAGCAGCCATGGGCTCCGGGATCGAAGTTGATACTTCGCAGCCGGGCGGGAGCGAACAGGATGGGTTTGGCGTACCACAAATCCCGCACCCCCATCTTGACTTCCTCGTAAATCTGGCCCGGCGTGGTGGGAAAGACCTCGCTGAACATGCTGAATCCGTGGGGCTTGATGACCGGATAACCGACATGGGCATAGGCGGACAGGGTGAATGCGGCGCCCATGGGAAAGTAGAGCAATTCATCCGCATCGGCCACGAGCACCCAATCGGCATCCGTTCCCAGCCAGCAAGTGTCCTTGAGCTGCATGGCCAGCATGTCATTGAGTTTCCCGCCCGTGTCCCAGTCGCGCACCTCCGCCCCGGCTTGGCGGGCTATTTCTCGGGTGCGGTCGGTGGAAAAAGCATCATGCAAAATAATCTTCGAGCAGAATAATCCGTAGTTCTTTAGAGTGTAAGGCAGGATTTCCTCCTCGTTGAATGTGAGAATATGCGCGACAACATTCATGCCTTGCGCTTCCAAAGAGCGTGAGGGCACTTACCCAACCCAATGAACTCCTCGGCCACCAAATCGTACTCCTGCCCTAACAGCGGCCTCCACGATTTCAGGTCGTAAGAGAAATAAGCCAGATGGTCGCCATGCGAGACCGTGAAGAGCCACGGCACTCGCATCTCGCGCAACACATCCAGCCAGCGGGCGATCTGGGCGAGGCTGCACTCGTTAAAGGAGTGGACGTTGATGGCGAGGTCGATCTCTAGCGCGTCGGCCCTACGGACGAAATCAGGCAGCGACAACACCTCAATCCCCCACCCAAATCGCTCAGTGTATTTGTGGCAAAGTTCGGTTGAGATGGGAACGGCATCCACGCAGTAATAGGCATCCACCAATTCCCACATTGCCGCCGCCAAGCGCCCATATCCTGCCCCGACGTCCAACACCTTGACATGCCTGAGCCCGAGATGCCGCCGCAAGAAATCAATCTCTATGTTCGAATCCAGCCACATTCTGGTGACAGGCCCGGCAGCTTTGGTAACTCCCACCAACCCCCCAAACTCAGCATCCCGAATCCTTCCATCCAAATCCACGGGATTATGAGTCATGACATATTCCGCTACTTCCTCAAATTCGGGCAGATATTCTGCTTGTGCTACATATACCCGGTCCTTACAGAACAGTGGTCGCGATTGTCTCACCACCTCCTGCCACTGCGCCCACATAGCCAACTCTTCCAGCCCTTGAGGGTCAAGCGTCATGGGTTTTCTTGACAGCCACCAGCCAGCCCTTGTGCAACACCTCCACCTGCCTCGCATACACGCCAAGAAAGGCGTCGATGGCTACCTTGGGGCAATCGAGCGGGTCGGGCATGACATTCCACCCGTAATCGTCCCACACCAAAACGCCTCCCACCTTAAGCAAATCGAAGGCCAGCACCGAATCGCGCAGCACGTTAAGTGAGTCGTGCGCGGCGTCAATGAAGATGAAGTCAAGTTCTCCCCAACCCACTTTCATCCAGTCGGCAGAGCGACTTTTCATCACCGTAGCCTGCGGATAGGCGCATAGCTTGGCGCGGGTGGTGGCCTCCAACTCCGCCCAGTCTCCCTCCGATCCACCATGCTCCACCGACCCCCTGAAGGTGTCTACGCAAAGGTAAGAGGAGTCTGGGTGGGTAAAGATGTTTTGCAGCATCCACTCCGCGCTCTCCCCCAAGAGGGTGCCCAGTTCCATGCCATTGGCTGGAGTGCCATTGAGATGTCCGAGCCATTGCAGGAAGTGAGGACCATGGACGGTTGCGACGTTGTGTTGGGTGATGGAGATCATGGTTTCACCTTTCTGAAAACCGCCAATCCCTTGCGAAGAATAATCTGATCGATGGAATGCCACTGATCGGCGGGATTGGGGCGGGCCCGCCCCTCCGCCCCGGCGTGATCCTGCATGTCCTCCATGATCTTTTCTAGGAACTGCATGATGGTGGTCGCGGAGTCGCAGTGTTGGGGCGACCAAGCGGTGTGCAAGTCCTCGATGGCATAGAACCCACCCGGAACCACGCGACTCCAAAGCAGGCCGAAGGCTGTGATCTGCTGCGAGGCGAAATGCCCCGCGTCATCTATCACAATATCGAAATTTCCCGGCAACCGGCTCACGAATACTGGATCGGACTGGGAGCCCATCCTGACTGAGACCCGAGGATTGTCGGGAATCACCCCGCCATAATTTTGGATGTCGATGCCGATGATCTTGGTGTCGGGGTGGGTAAAATACTCATCCCACATCCTGATCCCGGCCCCGCCCAGCACCCCCATCTCCAGAATGGTGATTGGCTTGTTGCGGAGGGGCGAGAAAAGCTCATCATAGATCACGGCATATGAATGCCAACCGTTGCTGGCGCGGTCAGTGCCTTGTTCGCAGGCGATCTGGTCGAGAGATTTCATTTGGTCATCAAAAGGTTTTCGTGCGTATCCCAGTGGTGTTTAAATCCGACGCCCTCCAAACACCCCTGCATCTGGCGGCGCTCTATTTCATCCCTCGGCTCAATGCAAATCATGCGGCAGGCATTAAGCATCTCGTATCCACACCCCAAAGTCATTTGGTGGAGGATGCCCATGTCTTCCCACTCAGCATCTAGGGATATGAAATCGTAAGGACCAAGGAAACTCAAATCGACCATGCGGATGACGGTCGCCCATACATTTATTGCCAGCGGACTTCTGACCGACCCTTCCTTAAAAAGTGCCTCATTGATGGTGGTGGACCATTTTCTATCCGGGGTGGTGTCAATGTAAAACCGGGCCAATCTCCGTTCGCAGGACACAGCCGCCTGCACGATATGCACCCGGTCGGCATAGGGCTCACTATTCTTAATTAATTTCAGGATATTGTCCGCGCTCGGCTCCACATACACACCCGACCAACCATTCTCCAATAACTTGCGCGTGTTGGAAAAGCCTATGCCATCAAACGCCCCCACGTCAAGGAAACGCCCCGGCTTGTCTCCAAAGTATTCGAGGATGACCCGCTCCTCGTCGTTTTGGCTGTAATAGCTCATGCGATGATCTGTTGTAAAATCGATATATCCTTAATTCCGTGAATACAATTCCAGCCGCTCCGGTACGCGAACTTCGCCGCTTCCACCCCAGACTGACAGATGGTGTTCTGCGTGTAAAGCTTAAAAAGATCACCGTGAATCGGAATCACGAATCGCTCTGCCAGCCACCCGATGAAACAGTCCGGGGAACCGCCCTCAATGTCCCCCTCCGCCAACATCTGCCGCCCGCACTCCACCACCCGCGCCCATGTTGCCCGGTCGGCAAGCCAAGGATTATGGTAGCCGTAAGTGCCTTTGCGCTGTCCGGGTTGCGGCCCCACGCAATTCACCATGGCAAGGCCAGGGGGCGGGACTGGCAGAGGCTTGAAAATCACGGTGTCGTATTCGATGATGGCGGCGTGCTCCCAGCCGGGCACGGTAAGTAGATAGGTTGCCGTATCCACCAAGCGGCGGGGCAGGGCATCGCCCGCAATGTAGGTGTTGCGCCCGATTTCCACCGACTGCATTCCGCCGGGCCACTGGCATCCCCCTCCCGTGGTGCCGATTCCAATAATCGGGTCAAACCCCGCCCGTTTCCAGTAGGGGAGGTGGTAGGGGATGAGGTGGTTCGCGCCGGGATAGGACTGGACAGCGAGAAGCATGGGCTAAGTTTTCCAAAACCACCACGAGGTACACGGCGTGACCCAAGGGCGAACACCCAGCCGTTCGCTCCAATCCCACACTGCATCCAATACCCCGCAGTCTTGGGCGGAATCATGGCGGGAATATGCATCATGCCCCCCCACCAACCCGCCCGCCTTTACTTTGGGCCACCAAAGCTTGAGGTCCGCTTTCACTGCCCGATACGAGTGATTGGAGTCAATATATACAAAGTCCAGCGTTTCCGGCCTGATTAGAGAAGCGGCGTCTTCTGACAGCATCCGCAGCAGGTGCGCCCGTTGATCGGGCTCCAAGACGGCCCGCGCCTTCCCATAAACCTCCTCCCAATCCACGGCGGTGCATCCATCAAGATACACATCGGGGTCTTGGGCGCGCCACGGGTCGATGCAGTGGAGGCGCTTGCCCTGCCATGCGCCTAGAATCTGGGCGGCGAACTCCCCATAGTAGGTGCCAATCTCCGCCCCTTCCCCGACCAGTCCGTGCGCATTCAGGAAAACGGGCAGATCGAGACGGGAGATCAGCGGATAGAAGGAGTCGGGGGCGGGGCGCATTTAGGCGAGAACCTCCGCGCCGGTGGCGCGCTTCTTGCCATTAATAATGTCTGAAACGTGGCTTTGACTAATATCATATTGGCGGGCAATGGAACGAGTCGTCTCACAATTGGCCATGCATCGTATTTCTTTTACCTGTTGGTCTGAAACCTTTTTATGTTGGACCAATCTCCCGTTGCGATAGGCGTCTTTCATGTTGTCTGAATGTGTGCCCCAATAGAGGTTATCGGCGCGGTCGTCTGTTTTGATGTCATTCCTATGACAAACCTCATTTTCTCCAAATGGTCTTGCGACAAAAGCTTCAGCGACCAATCCAGAAATTCGCTGTGTAATTACTTTCCCGTTGTAGACAACACCAATTGTTCGATACCCCTTGCTGAGATAATACTTTCGCTCTCTGAGCGGCCCATTAAAATCCGTGAAAACACGGCCAGATTCATCAATGAATGAGTGATTTGTTCCGACGATAAGTTTCATGTAATTACCTCGACTCCTTTCGATCTAAGCAGGGCAATCATGGCGCATTCTTGCAGGGTTGCGGCACAACTAATGTCCCTCCCCTCATATTCCCCATTGAGGTCATGATAAATCTTGCCGTTCTTGGTTAACATTTCATAACCGGATAAAGTTCCTGCTTTAATTATCGGCCTCGGAAATCCGACATATTTCTTTTCCAGCCACGGCAGCACGGCGTCGGCGGAGTGGAGATAGTCGGGAACGCGCTGGTCTTTGCTATCCCTAACTACGTTTCTGAATCCGTCCGTATCGCCATCTTCTTCCCATTCCTCTCGGTTTTCAAATGGTGGAACAAGTCCGGCCACCTCCGCCGCAAAGCAGGCGTTCTTCTCCGCATCCGTTAACTTACTCCATTTAAGCGACAGAATTTCTGCAAGAGTTGGTTCTATGCTCATGGTGTTTGCCTATCCCCTCCACCCCCTCTTGTCAAGTTAATTTTATTCCCTCCGCGCAATCTCCATGGACTGGATGCGGCTGACGGGGCGATTCATCGCCGGACCCAACCCAAATTTATCCCGCACGCACTGCTGCGCCTTAATTGATTTTGTCCCGTGGAGATAGACAGTCGTGAGCGGCACATTAGCGATGGGATTGGAGCCGTGCATCATCCTCGGCTTCCATAAATCCGCGCACTCCGGTATCGGCTCCTCTGGCGTGTCAAGGCGGTAGGCGGAGTAGATGAGTTTGGATGGGCGGCCATGTGCCATCATGGCGGCGGAATGGGTGGTGTCCCACGCCCCGTGGTGGGTACCAGCTTTGAAGGCGGGGTAGATATCACCGAAGTTCTTGCCCAAGACGCAGTTGCCATTAATGTGCGGACTTCCGCAAGTGGAGTCGTCCCCCGTCAGCCAGCATCCCAAGACGTGCTGCCGATTTCCGAGCGGCCAGTTCCAATCGCAGTGGTGCCACTCCCACTGGAGCTTCTGCCACCAATCACGAGTAAGGGGCACGCAATCCGGTTCGCCCATCAGGATGGCGCAGTAATCCCACGGCTCGCGGGAGGCGTGGGTCATGCTGTAGAACTTCTGGTAAATCTCGTGAACTTGTGCGTTGGGACCGCGAGGCCAATTTTCTATCCTAGTGGTGCACTGGTAGATACAAGTGTAGGGAAACTTGGCCTTAACGTGCTCAAAGACCGCCGCGTCCACAAATGTCTCGGCCTTGGGGCAGAACATGAAGCCCATCTCCTCCGTGGGCTCGGGTTGGAGGTCGGCAATCAGCCGCGCCAACCCCATGGCTTGGAGTTTATCGGTGCGGCAGAACTGGCAGGCGTATAAGAAAGGCTGCATTAGCGAGTTGCGACATTATGCCACCACCCGCTCGCACTCCCGTTTCTGCTCCTCGTAGATATTTCCGCTCCGCCCATGGCTCCATTGCTGGGTCATCTCCCGCTTGTACTTCGATTTGACCTGCTCCACAGTCCACCCGCTCACGTCAATCAAGTCGTACCAGTCGGGGTGGGCGTGTATGGCAAACATGCCAAGGGTGGGGAACTCCGCAAAGCCGAGCGGGCTGTTGAAACTGGCCATCACGAAATCGTAAAAGGGACAACCGTGCACACGTTCGATGTGGTCCCGCAACTCCCGCAGCAAAGCGCGGGGGTGCACGGCAGGGTGGCGGGCCATCACCTCGTAGGGGGCGGGGAATTTCAGCGCCCGCTCCACCGGACTCTGCCAGCAAGCCGCATCTGAATAGGGTTGCCCCTGTTTCCTAAGCGAGTCAAAGGTACGGAAGAGAAGTTGGGGTTTGTCTCCGGTAAAATAGGTTGCGGGGGTGATGTCTTGGGTGACAAGACAATCGGAGTCGGTGTAGAGGATGAAATCCGCCAGCGGGCAGTACGCATCGGCATAGCAGGCCATGAGGTTGGCCATGATGAACCCCTTCCCCGGCACGTTGAAGTACCGCTTCATCAAGACGTGCGCCCCATCTGCCGTGTGGTAGGATTCGAGGGGCAGGAAATCGTCCAGTTCCGCCTCGGGGACCGTGACTGTCACTCCCGAGAAGCCACGGGCGTGCTTTTGCAAACTACGCAAACAATAGGCGAGCCACTCGCGGTCAGGGCGGAAGCTGCGCAGAAATATTTCGCAGGTCATGCCAAGGTAAAATCAATGTAATATTCTTTGCCAATGTCAAACGCACTTGCGGCCTTGGCATTAACTGTTCCTAATTCAATCTTACCGGAAGGTGTCCACTTAAAGAACTCTTTATTCTCAGGAGAATCACTAACAACGGGTGAAAGTTTGACTGTAGACAGAATTTCGGGGTGATCTGTGTGTGCATTGTAACGGGTCTGCTCAATGGCATCAACCCGGAATTTAGCTCTAACTGTAGGATTCATGTTATGGATTTGGTTATTGGGGTAAATTGAACTTGAGCCTCGGCACCCCGCCCGGATGCGGTGCCACACTCAGCGCCTTGGCCACCTCATCCGCCGGCAGTGGGGGCAATGGCTCCGCCCGCCCATCCCTCGCGTGCTTGGGGTGGAAGACGGCACGCCATTCCGTGATGTCAAAGTAGCGGGAGGCGTCCACCCGGCCCCGCAGCCACCCGTTCACCCAGTTATCCCACGGGGATCGGGCCAATGTGAGCACCCCCGGAAGCTCCTTCAGGCACTCCTGCCAGATGCGGGCCGGGGCACAGAAAAAGTCCAACCCGTAGTCCTTGGGATTGGAAAGAAGGGGCGGAGTGGCGGCGGCAATTCCCAACTTTCCGTCCGAGTCAAAGGTGTAGCGCAGCGAGCAACAGGCCCACGAGAGAGAAAGGCGGTGCTCGAAGGCGCAACGGGGAATCTTGGCGATGGGGGCGGCAAGCGTGATGTCGGCATTGACGATGGCCACCGTCATCTGCGGCTCCAAATCCTTGACCACGGATAGGAGTTGCCTGATCGGGGGCGGGTTGGCGTCAGGCATAACGCAGAAAACTCCCGGCGCAGTCCACCCGCCCAAGTCCTCCGGCTGGTTGAAGAGGATAATGCGATTAGCTACTGGACCCCAGCTCAGAATAGCCGCTTTCTGGAGCGCGGCGTACTTCTCATCCTCGCGGAAGGGACGGACGGAGGACACAATCAAGTCAATCTTGTTGGGGTAGTCGATGGTGTCTCGGAAGTTGGTCTTGATGGGGGTGTGGGTGGGCATAAATCAAATCTTGGTTTTGTGGATACAAATAAGGTCGCACTGGATGGGTAGTTCTTCCTTGGATGGCTCGGGAGCGGGCATCAACCCTTCCTCCGCCGTGCGATAGGTGTAACCGTAGTTGTCGAGCAAATTGACAAGGGTGGCAATGGTCTCTCCCTGCTTCTCCAGCATGAAGGCGTTTACCTCCACCAGCATGGCTGGCTTGAACTTGGCGATGGTCTCCCGCCCCCCGCGCAAGATGGCTGGCTCGCACCCCTCCGCGTCGATCTTGAGGAAGTCGAGGCGCGCGGGTTGGAAAATATCAAGGGTCATCATGGGCACCTGCGTTCCCTCCTCCGCCAGCCATGATCGGCCCGCGTTTTCCTCGCGGTGGATGCGCACGATGCCGTTCTGCGCGCCCAAGGCGAGGCAGTAGGGGGCCACTTGGGGATAAGTGGTCATGTTATGCACCAAACAGACAAAGGCGGCCCAGAGGGGCTCGAAAGCGTGGACAATGCCCTTTGGCCCCACCCATTGCGCGTAGGTGATGGTGTGGTCTCCGATCATGGCACCCACGTCTATCACCGCCCCACCCTCTGGGATAAGGTGGCGGAAGGGGGTGAGGAGGGGGACGGCAATGTCCAGCTTGCCCTCATTCTGCTCAACCCAACGCGAGACGTGTGAATCTTTCTCCAGCACGGCCACCCCGGTGTCGAGAATTTTCATGGAGACCTATTTCGGCTCCTCTAGCAAAGCGTGCTCAATCAGCACCGAGAGGCACTCTTGGGCGGGAATCTTGTTGCGGGCCGGGGACTGGTCGAGTCCGAGCCCTGCCAGCGTGAAGGGGCGCAGGTCCAGGTCCACCTCCGCCTTGGCCATCTCCTCGACCTTGGCGTTCACCGCATCCCGCTTGGCGGTTTCCTCGGGGGTAAGCACCACTTTCACGCCGGGTTCGGGCGAGGACTTCGGCAGAAACGGCTTCTGTAATTCCGCCCGCTTCTCTTCAAAATGGGCAAGTTCCTGCCGAATTAGGCGCATGTTTCGACCCAGCGCATAGAGGTCTTTGCCGCCCAAGTCGAAGGGCTTGGAGGGGTTTTGCGGAGTGTCGCCGGGCAGTCCAATATCGAGGCGGGCGAGGGCCGGGTAGATTTGATAGAGATTTAGGATGGTTAATTTCATATTAGGGAAAATAGACTATTGGGGAATGCCGTTGCGGGTGGGGGTTTGGGGCGGATCGTACTTAAATTTCCAAGGAACTTGACCTGAGATTCTCACGGCAAAATATCTCCACAAAAAATACGGAAACCAAATCGCCCACGGCATCTTGGTCACGACCACATTCTTGTCCACCTCGGGCTTGTCCGCGTTCCAGCAGGTGACACGCACAGCGGCTCCGTTTGTAGTGCGGGTGCCTTGCACGAGGCCATGGGAGGTGGGGGCACGGAAGGGATACCAATAGTTGTCAAACTGACCGCATTCCACGTCGGTGGGGCCGTGTGGTTCAATGATGCAATTCACAATAGCCCACCCCTCTATGGCTCCTTTAAAAACCACCGCCGCATCGCCATGACAATTAAGCCGGCAGTGCGCAATAGTATAATCACCACCCCTGACCGCATCCACACAGTTTTCTGTCCCGCCCTCAATAGTGAGATCACGCACCTCCACGTTGGTACACACAGAAAATTTGAGCGTGTCCTGATACGCAGATGGATCGGGCGGATTAGAAAATCCACTCAAGTCGGGTGCATTCTCCCGCACCACGCTAAACCAGTTTGTATCACCCATGGCTAGATGCTCCTCACGTGGATATGGGTCTCTTTGCTTACCACGTCCCTGACTTGCTGGTTGAGTTTCTTCAGTTCCGCCAAGATGTCGTAGGGGAGGCGGAAAAACCCACTTATGACTTTGAATATTTTCATGCGTGTAGGATGGCTGAGGTGAATGGTTTGAGGTGCTCCTGAATCTTCCCCAGCACTTGCAGCAACTCAGTTCGCGTAGGCAGGCTATCGGGGGTGCTTTCCGCAAAGGTGGAGCGGCAAAGATCATAGGACTCGTCTATCGCCTTCTGCCGATCCTTGGGCGGGCAAAGGCGCGTGAAGACGGGTTGGGGCTGGGGGGCCTTGGGGGGAGGGGACATGGGACAAGGGAGTTAGGCCGCGGGGGCGAGTTGTTCATATTTGGCTTGCTTGGAAAGATTTTCAAGCCACCAGAGCGGCTGTAGGTTGGTATAGTGAAAACAAGTGCGCTGCTGGGCGGGATCGGAAAGATCAAAAGATTTGCAGGGCTTGATATGGTCAATATGCCAACCCCTAAAACCCATATTGTTCCATGTCATGTCGGGCTTGAATTGCTTCTCAAGGTGAACTTTTAATTCTGGAATAGAGCACCCGACCAAGGACATGGTGGTGTTGTTTTTGTAAAGTCTTTTAGCCTTAAGGGCCGACCTAATTCGGCCACTGATCCTTTGCCTCAATCTACACATGGGATCGGTTGCCCTTTTTTGTTTTTGATATTCACATCTGTGGCGAGAATGCTTTACCCAATTTTTAGTTTTCCACTTGTCCTTACCCTCCTTAACTTTCTCTGGAAAGGCAAGACGATAAAGCAACTTATACATCAATAAATACTCTCTATTCTTCTCTAAATATGCCTTGGCATAAGCCTGATGCCTTGATTTATTCTTTATATAGCTTTCTTTGTTGCGAATCGCAATCTCCTCTCGATGAGAAGCCCCATAATTTCGGGCAAGGCCACATTTACAACACTTGCATACAGAATCATATCTTTTTCGGCTTTGTATAAAATAGAACTCAGATGTTGCCTTAACGACACCGCAACGCGTGCAGGTTTTTATGCCCAAAGAAATCATATTGTGTTGTAGTGCCACCACACCATGCTTCCGTCTGCATGTCCGCAGATTAACGATGAATCAAGCCACATTTCAATCCCTAATTGTTTGCATCGAGCCATGAACGCTAAGTCTTCTCCGTCGATATTATTGCGTGGGTTGAACCAACCCCTCGCTGAACCGTCTTTTTTAATATCGAACTCCGGCCACCGCCCCTCGGCTGCCGCCGCCATCTCCTCAAACACGCTGCGGTGGACGCGGCAGAAATTGATGCCCACAAACCACTCCTGCTTCCTAAGCCCCCAATCCGCCTTGGGATCGTGGAGTTCGGCATTCATGCCATCAGAGTCATAGGCGTCCGAGCACATCGCTCGCCCGCTCATCTTGTCGCCTGTGATCTTGGGGTCGCCCTTCACGTAGCAGAGCGCGCCCACCACTCGCTTGTCGGCGGGGTGGGACATGATGCGGGAAATCGCGTTGCGGGAGGCGAGCGGCTCGGGTAAGCGGGCATGGAATATTCCATTGATGATTTGCGCAGAGCCGCATGGCAAAACCACGTCATCGTCACAGAATATGGCCCACTCCGACTTGCTCTTAAGAAAGCGTTCCACGAGAGTGTTTCGCGCCCTCCAAACGCACGTACCGGGCCAATGGGCGATCTCCACCTTTTCCGGTCCATAGGCGCGGAAGTTGCGAAAGAGGGTGGCTTGGAGTTGCCAAGTGATAAAGCGGTAGACCGGGATGAGAATAGTGACCTTCCCTGCGCCTAAATCAGTGAGCGGTTCGCCCGCTGGGGCGGGTACCTCGGGTGAAGTGGCAGATAAAGTCGCAGGTGAAATCGCGGGTAAAGTGGGCACAAGGATTCCAAGGACAGGAGGCGAAGGAGTTGCAGGCGCATACGCTTTCCCAACCAGCAAAGAAGGCTCGGCCTGCGGGACAGGCTGGACAAGAGTGGGGATGGCTTGGGCGGCGGCCTCGTCCATCAGCTTTTGTACCGCCGCGAGTTGCTTGGAGGCTTCGCCCTTTTCCCAAAGCGAGATGGTGGACTGGGGCACGCCGAAATATTCGGCGGCGGCGGACTGGCCCAGCGCCTTTACCTTGTTCTTTAAGACTTCAACTAGGGTTGACATGGGGAGGGGTTGGGGTGGTGGTTTTTTCGTCTTCGGCCAGCATGGCATCTGCCACCGCAAAAGCCGCGAATGATAAGTGTTGCGGAGTTAATTGGGCATCTGATACATCAGCGTACTTAACCCCGTTAGGGTTGGTGAGAATGGCCTGCATGGCCTTGGCGGCGTAATACTGGCGCAAAGACATGCCCAGCGGGATGGAGTTGTTGACCCCCCGCCGAGATGAAGCATCCACGGTCTGGGGGAAGGCGGGGCCGCCATCGGGTTTGTTCATGGCTTATTCCTCCCCGCTCACCTTGGCCCCCAACCCACTCACGATGTCGTCAATGGCCTCGTCTGCCGATTGGCCCTTCTTCTCCGGCTTCTCGGGCGCACCGCCACCCGTGCCGACGCCACCACCCTTGGGGACCGTCCGGCCAGCCGAGCGCACCTTGGTTAGTTCCGCCTGCAAGTCCTTGACCTGCTTGGTGAGTGTCTCCACCTCCTTCGCGTTGGTGGCTCCCGCTTTTTCCGCATAGAGGCCACGGGCCGCGTAGAGGGCGAGCTTGGAAAAGAGTTCGGGGGTCTGGGCCGCCGGGGCGTCCGCGATGAACTGGCGGAGTTGGGTGGCAGAAGTATTGTGCGCCTCAATCACAGTTTTCTCGGCGGCGGTGGCCTTGGCGGGAACCTCCCTGTCGCGCAAAAAGTCGTATTCCTTCCCCTCCTTGATGGCCTTTTCCGTCTGCCCCGCATAATCTTTCTGCAATTGCTCCACGCGGGTCTTGAGGTCGGCTTGCGAACCCTGCGCGGTCTTGGCCTGCTGCTCAAAATACTCCTTGGCCTTGCCCTTCTCCTCCGCCACATAGCGGTCGCGGGCGGAGCGGGTCGTGATCTGTTCCTGCACCTTGGCCGAGAGCATGTCCTGATCGCCCGTGGTGAGGGCCACCTTGATCTTGGCGGCGTACTGGGCTAAAGTGCCGTTGATGACCTTGAGGGTGCCGGGATTCTCGGGGTCATTCTCGCGCCACGAGAGGGGCTTGCCTGAACGGGAAAAGGCGAGCCAGCCACCCTCCTTGGTGATGAGGTCGAGGGAGGCTTTGTCCAACCCGCCCGAAGTGAGGACGGAGGTGATTTCAGTTTCCGCCGCCGTCACCACCTCGTCATATTGTTTCTTGATGGTGGGATCGTTCTCAAGTTGATACTGGCGGCGAAGCATGGCGAGTTCTTTCACCTGTTCCTCGCGCTGCTTCTTCACGTCTTCCGGCTCTATCGCCTTCTTAACCGCATCTTCCGCCTCCTTTTTCGCGGCGGTGAGGTCTTTCTGCGCCTGCTCAAATTCCTTCTTGGTCAGCGTGCCCTCCTCGCGGGCGGTCTTGAGTTCGCCCAAGAGTTCGCGGTAACGGCGCTGGGTCTCCGCCTTGTTGGTGGGCAGTCCCTTGACCTGCTTGTCAATCGCTTCGTCCGATAAGTCCTCGAACTTGGGTTTATCAACCTTCTTTTCTTCCTTAATTTCTGCCTTGGTTTCCGGTTTAATTTCCGGCTCAGGCGTTATCTCAGAAGGCTTTACCTCTTTAGTTTCTACTTTGACCTCGGGCGCTTCCTTGGTTTCTGTTCCTTCTTTCTTTTCAGCGGCTTCCTGCGCCTGCTTTTCCAGCAGGGCGGGGAGTCCGCTCAAAATGGATTCGGTTTCGGCTTGGGTGGAGTTGTCTGCGGCTTCGCGAGGGAGGACAATGACTTCGGTGGGGGCGGGTTGGGGCATGGGAAATACTAATTAATGGGAATTTAGTAGTAGATTAGTAGCAGATTAGGAATTGACGCCTAACTCGCGGCGATACATCGCATGATTAATGGCCGCCCAATTGGGTATTTTGGAAATGGGCCGAGAATTCTTGGAATAATCATGCCGAGAACTTACGCGAGGAGGGCCATCAACAGAACGTGGTGCCCCATTGCGATACTTGTTTTTTCGATAGGCCATTATCGTCTCAACTCCCTCTCCTCATCTGGCGTGCGCCCCTCCGCCTTGTTGGTCTCAATAAATTCTTGGAGGCGGGCAAGGCATAACTCGTACCCGGCGGCCTCCTTGCCGGAAAGGGCGGCGGCTTCGAGGGTGTCTCCGATTATCTTGGGCTTCTGTTCCTTGAGCCAAGCGAGAAGCATCTGCCCTTCCTCGGTCTCGAAAAATGCGCGTGACTCTACGTACACACGCTGGGTGGGTTCAATGGCCATAAGGGATGGTGATGAAGTGTTCTACTAACAGGAAATGTTTACCGCTTTGAATCGCACTTGCACTGATTCAGTCGGGCGCGGACGGACTCGCAGCCGGCGATGAAGGCTTCGGCAAAGGAGACGTTCCAATACGGACCCCTGTGGTTCCTCCACACATCGAACGCCTCGTAATCCAACTCCCGCTCCGTCTTAGCGCGGGGTGGAGTGGGTGGAAGGAATTGGAGGATGTCGGCCAACTGCGCAGAGTCGGTATAGATGGAGATACCATCGCCGTCGCTAAGGCATTCGCGTAGACGCTGGAGATACTTGGTCTGTTCTGGGGTAAGGGTGGGAGTAGGCATGGTTTTTTGCTTGTTAAAATGCATCGTGGAGGAAATGGCGGGACTTGTCAAGAGAAATAATTACCACCCAAAAGGAGTAAGTGGCAAATACTATCCTTGAGTGGTAGGCACCCCGCCCGCCAGCGGAGTGGGAGCACCCCCGGTTGGGACACCCCCCGGCACCGCACCCGCTTGAGCCATCTTCGCCGCTTGCGCCGCTTGCTGTGCCATGATATGCTGTTTAATCAACTCCTCCAAGGCGGCGATATACTGCTTCTCGCTGTTCACTTGGTCGGGCGGAATGGACTTCTGCCCCACCCCGGCGATGTAGTGGGCTGCATAGTGTTTTACCCCAGCCTGCGCAGGGCCAATCGCACCCTGCTGCGCTGCTTGGGCGAGCGGCTGCTTCATGGCCTGCATATGCATCCAATGGGGATCGCTAGCTACCACCGGCACTTCCTGCCCCATGGAAAGCGAGGTGTTCTCCAAGATTTGTTGGCGCGTGGCTGCCGCCGCGTTGGTGGGATCAGTTGGATCAGGGTTTAACGCGTAATCCAACACCGCCTGCCCGCCCGGCACGGCCTGCGCCTGAATTTCCTCCAGTTTCCTCATATCATAGAGGGCGGCACTTGGCCCACCCGCCCGGCTCGCGGCAAACTGCGCCCGCGCCATGGCGGCGGCGGGGGTGAACTCGGTCACGCTCTGGATCGCCGGTTGGTTGGCGAGTTTTTCCACCTCCTCCTCGGTGAGTTGGTCCTCATCCAAGAGCGCAGCCCGGAATTCCTTCGCCTCCTCATCAGGGCTGTCGGGATCGGCCAACCGCTTGGTCATGGCGGCGATAATGAAGGCCACCTGCGAGAGAAAGTCGTCCAGATTGTCCATCTGGGTCTCCTGTTCCTGAGACATGGCCGCATTCACGCTAGCCGCCTTCAGATCGGAGGGCTGGAGCGGGATGGGTGGGACGTAGTTGCCCACCAATTGCATCGCCCATTGCCCGAACATGCCCTCGCATTGCAGGTAGCTCTCCACGTTGGCGGGAAGCGCCGCCTGATTGCCCGCCATCTGCGCGTCCGACACCACGATGTAGTCGTCGTTGACCACCATCTTGATGTCGTTGACGTTCTTGCCGTCCTTGGCCACCAACTTCATCTTGTTCTGGGCGAGTTGGGTATCCATTAGGTCATTACGGATGATCTCAAGCTGGTTGGCGAGGTCGAAGAGGAGCTGGCCCGCACCCCATGAGCCTTGGATGGTGCCGTCGCCGTAGCCGAAAGTCACCGGGATGGTGGCGCCGATAATGGAATCGAAGGCATCCTCCTTCTCGTAGAGGAGCCGCATGTCGGGGTCGCCCCCACTAATCCCGTTCTTGGCGTAGACGTAGTGGGAAACCTTGCCCGTGTATTCGCGGGCGAAAAGGTGGTAGGTCTCGATGGTGCGCTTGGCCTTGAAGTAGGCGATGGACCAGATGGCCTGCCGGATCAGTTCCTCATAGTCGCGCCACCGCTCAAAAGTGGGCGAGAGGGCGGGGGCAACGGCGTCGTTGATCGCCTGCACGCACGCCTTCTTCTGCCATGTGTCCAACCCCGCTTCGTCCGCATCCTTGACGAGCTTGAGCAGGTCGGCGGGATTGTAATCCCATTTCACCGCGTAGAACTGAAAGTCCCGGTCGAGAATCTCGGTGCCCTGCGGAACGAAACCCTTGTCCATGCGGATCAGGGTGGGGCGCCACTCGTACTCGTCGAAAAAGGTGCCGAAGCCGTAGCCGAAATCCACCACTTCCCGCGCCAATCCCTTGATGAAGGGCTTCCACTTGGGCCATGCGCGGATCGTCTTGGTCAGGCGCCGGCGAAACTTGTCGTTCTTGGCCGGACCCTGCGGCCAGCCATCGGGAAGCGCGGCGGCGGTGAGGGTGGATGCCTGCTGAAGGGGTATGAAAAAGCGCGGGTGGATGCGCTTGCACTGCGTTTGTAAAAACCGCGTACTGATATTCCGCTTGTGCCCCTTCCCCTTCGCCTTGAGCGCCTTTTTGGAGAAGGGCGGCTCGCCGTTGATCTTGGCGACGATTCTAGAACTGTTAAAAATTAATTTACTTGAGGCGAAAATTAGCGAGGTCGCCACCGCAAGCCCCTGATCCACGGAGCCTATTACGCGGTCTACCTTGTCGAGATTGGTCTCTTTTAGGTCTGGCTTCTGCCCCAAATAGTCAAGCGAAGTTGGGCTCCGAGTAGTTGGGTCCGCCGATAATTCAGCCATTTCCTGCCATCTTAGGCGAGCGACCAAAGATTGTCAAGAAAAATGTGCGGGAAAACGCAGATTTGTACAGTTTGGACCGTAAACAGGCAAGAAATTCACCATTTTACGCCCCAAAATAAACCTAGGGCGTTTTAGCCGGCTCGTAGAAAAAAGTGTAAGGTGCCGCAAAGTGAACCTCCACCCCGCAGACCGGCCCGTCGCGCATCTTGAGTTGGAGAAGTTGCATTTCAAACATGGTCCGGTCCAACCCCTGCTTCTGCCCCGCCTTGTCTTTTTCAGGGCGGTGCAACGCAATGACCCGCGCCGCGTCCTCCTCCAGCACCCCCGCATCCCGCAAGGCGGCAAGGGTGGGCTGGTGCTCGTGCTGCTGGCCCGGCTGGGCTTCCGCCGCCCGGTTGAACTGGCAGCCGACCATGAGCGTGCAGTCGAGCAGCTTTTGGAGCGGGATCATGGCCTTGGAGACCATGCTGGTGCGCTCGTAGATGGAGCCGCCCGAATCTATACCAATCAACCCAAGATAGTCAAGTATCACCAACTCAGGGTGAAATGAGTTCTTGAGAAAGCGGCAACGGCTTTCGATGGCGGACAGGGTGAGGTCGCGGCTGAAGACAAGAAGCGGCATCTTCTCCACCTCCTTCAGCGCCTCGAAGTAGGCTTGCTGCTTGTCTGCCGGTTCCTCCGCGAATCGCTTCAGGTTGACGCGGGATTGTTGGGAAGCGAGCTTTTGGATGATTGCGCGGTCACTGGTTTCGAGGGTGAAGTAAACCGTCCTCACCCCCCGGTAGAGGTTGTGGCCGGCGACCTGAGTCATCAACGAGGTTTTCCCGCGTGCTGTGCGCGCCCCCACCAGCACGTACTCGTGCGACTCGATTGGGGTGGCATAGCGGTCGAAAGAGGGGAGGCCCGTGAAAATCTGGCGGGTGGGGCTAGGCTGCCCCTTCATCTGCGCCATCGCCCACGCCTCCGCCTCCTTCACGATCACCGGGGTCTTGCGGTAGGCCACATCCCCGCCTCCGGCTTGGATGGCGGCGAATTGCTCCAAGTAAGGGGAGAACGCCTCCGCGATAGTGCCCTCGTACTCGTAGGCTTTTTCGTGGATGGCGAGGCTGAGTTTGATAAGTTCCCTAAGATGAAAGAGTTCCTTTACTTTTGCTATGTAGTATGGCTCCTCGGCGGAGGTGGGCACCCGACTACTCAGGGCAATGAGATAAGGTACACCCCCAATCGCCTCAAGTTGGCCCGCGTGGCGGAACTCCTCGATCAGCACCTCCAAGGTGGGCGGGATTCCCCGTGAGCAGAGTGCTACAAGGTGGTCGAAAACCTCTTGATTTGCAGGAACATAGAACGAGTCCTTGGTGATGCCGTGGCTGATGCACTTGGAGACGGTGTTTTCCCCACCCAAGAGGCAGCAGCACAAAAGCTTCTCCTCCAATTCGTTGGAGTGGGGTGGCTCCCGCCCGGAGAGGGTGCGGAGAGCGGTGTGAGGGAAAGTGTCCCGGAGGTCTTGGCGTGACTTGCGGCGCATGGGCTAGGGCGTAGTCACCGCTTCACCCTCAAGGAGTTTACCATTCATGTATAATTTGCCATCCATAATCGCCAAGTGTTTGTCATTGATAATACAAGTGGAATATGGCTCGTAAATTTTTTGCACGATAAAAAACCCAAAATCACCATAGACTGCGCACATGTTATCCGTGGCATCGTGAAACTTAATCTCAAACCCCGTCAAAGCAGTTAGGTCTTTAGCCACCTGCTCCATGTCATGTAAAAAGATTTTCCGTTGCTCTAGATCGGTCGGAATCTCGATATTTAATGTTCGGCCTCTAATTGTTATCATAATAAATGGAATCTTAGGAATTGACGCAACGGATGCCGCCCTGTTCCTCATGGGGCGGCGCGTCGCACTTCACCCAATGGGAGGCAAGGGCGGTGGCCGTGAGGTACTTTTCCCCAAAGTGGGCGCAGTAGTTATCGGCGCGGCGCTTGATTTCCTCGATGGTAAGAATTGGAGTATAACGCTTTATGTCAGCAAGAGCTTTCCCAATCTTACCTCCCGTACCGGGCGGAAACTTCGCCGGGTCTAATCTTTCACCATATTTTACTAGAGCATCGAAAAGCGGATTGGGCGGGTGCAATTTCTTGCCTTTTAAAGCAGGGGGAGATACTATTGACGGTTCTATTGACGGTTCTATATAGATAGGTGGTGCGGTGGGCCGCACCTCTGAGGTGCGGTGGGCTGCACCGGTGCAGATTTTGCACCCCTCAAATATGTAGTATCTTGTGACCTTCCTTCCGCCCCCAAGTTCGCGGCGGATTTCCCCGATTGCTTCTAATTTGCAAAGTGCATCTTGCACTGACCTTTCGCTTAAGCGGGCTTTCTTGGCAATAGTGGAAATGCGGGGAAAGCAAAGCCCTTCATCATCAGCGAAATCGGCTAACGCCAAAAGCACTAGCAACGTGGAACCCGACTGGGTTGAGTCTTGCCAAACGCGAGATAAAATTTTAATGCTCAATTATTCCTCCAGACTAATGACCTAATATATTCTATATCATTATCTTCTAAAGAAAACCACTCTCCGCGCACTCGCTGTTCGGAGAAAATGGAGTGAAGTTTTATCTCGTCCCGTCTAGTGCCCTCGCACGAAAATAGAACTTCCACTTCGGGTTCCTCGGACTGAAGAGTTTTTTCTCGGAAACGAACATTTACCGATAAACCTATTTTGGTTTTCCCGCTCCTTATATTTCGCATTAAATAGATATATGACTTACCTATTAGGGTACAGGCCCTTCTTCCTCCCGCAACTGTTTTTTTATGCGCCAGAGTTGCCTCATTAATCTCATCCGACCTTGTCCCTCCTAAGCCTTCAGTATTTTCCAATGCCCTTCTGATTCTCGTTAATTCTACGGCGCTTGGAATCATGCAGTTAGTGAACGTTAAAATTTCAATTCCGTCAATGTTATTAAACAACAACGGCATGTCTTCTAATAAAAAAATAGAATGCATATATAAAAACCCAACCACCCCCGCCACCCGCAAGGGTACATCCCGCTAGGCGGGCATTGCGAATGGCGAAGGCGGGGAGGGATTACCTCCAAAGTGATTGATTGTACCAAGTCTAGCAAATGTACCACTGCCACGCTGTCCATGATGGCACAAAAGGCAAGATTGTCAAGCTAATTTCTCCCCTACCCGCACCACCCTCGCCCGTGGAAACATGGCCACCCACTTGGCCCGCGCCTCCTCCGCATCCTTGGCAGGCAGGGTGGCCCACCCGCAGCAGGGGGCGCGCACCAACTCGGTGGGCGGGTACTTGCGGTGGCCGGAGATCATGCGCTCCGTCCAATGGACTACGAAACTAGGTGTGTTCATTTTACTCCAGATGCCCGTTCTACTTGCAAGTAGAATAACTTTGGTATGGTGTTCTCGTCTACTTTGGTTTGCGGCCTGATACGTTTAACGGAACAATTTGAAAAGCGACACGCAGGGGACGGATAGCTCTTCCTTACGGCCCGCGCTAGGAGACTTGACGAGGCAGAACACTGAGAACCCCGGCGAGCAGCGCAAATCTCTGCGTGCAAGGGGCATGATGGCACGGTGGGGGCGATTGTCAAGTTTTAAGTGGCTTGGGCATCTCATTTCTTTGGGGCGCCACCCAGCACCCCGCCGGCTCCTTCTCTCCGCCGCCGCTCGGGTTGGGCAACAAGCAAGCGAGGCGGCAGTCCCAGCCGAAATGGGCGCAGGAGCCAAGTGCATCCGAGGCGGGGCGGCACTTTGCGAGCACAAACACCCGCCGATCCGTTTCTTTTGCCCTAGGATCGTTTAGGGGGGTATCTGATAGGGGCGGCAGGTGTTGCGGGCAATTCTTACAGGCAGAAACGCGACTGGCGGCCTCCTGCGGGGCGAGTAGCTTGGCGGGTGGGTTGCGCCACACCTGATTCACCCATGCGTAGAGGCGCTCTTGGAGCGATTGCGACACTTTGGCGGGATTTGTGTCAGGATTGTCAAAAAGAGTGGTGTGTTTTTGTGACAAAACTTTTCGTCCATCTTCTTCTATCACGCTCCACGGGAATGACTTCGCATAGAATGTGAGTACCTCCTGCTCCGGGTCGCCCACCGGCAGGCCGTTTTGCAACCGATATTGAGTAATTTTACTCAATAGGGCGGGGAAATCATCGGCGCGGAAGGTGAAGCCGCAGGGATCGGGGAAGTGATGATCTCCCGAAATCGCGTGCACCAATGGCTCTTTTAGGCGATAGCTCACAGCCTCAGCCCCTCCCCTGCGTTTTTGTCCTCGCCACCCCACTCCAGTGTTTTCCGCTGAGGCGTGGTGGAGTCGATCACCGTGTTGGCCGCCTCCTCCTCTTTCTTGGGGCGGTTGTCCTGCATGGTGGCCATGCCGGGCAGCACCGAGGCGCGCTGGCGCATGAGTTGTTGTGCCATGAGCAGGCTCTCGGCCTCGTCTGGCGATTTGCCGCTGTTCCTAGCCTTCCACTCCTCCTTCGCCTCGATTCTCACCTTGCCACCTTTCACGTAGCGGAAGCGCCGCGTGGTAAGTTGGGTCGTGATGGGGTTGGAGGAGATGATGGGGTTGATGAGGAAGGCGCACACCTCGGGATTCATCCACTCCTTGGCCGCAAACCAGATTTCTGTAACCACGCCATCATACCGCTCGGCGGCGGTTTGCTTATCCTCTGCCAATACCTTCTGCTTGGTGGCACCCTCGCCCCACCGCAGGATGAGCACGTCGCCCCAATAGGTGCGTAGGTTGTCCGCCGTGCCGGCACCTTGTCCCGTCCCGTCAACCACGACCCACTTGGGCTCAATGCCCATCATCATGCACTTGCCCTTGATTTCTAGGGCGAGCGTGACCGTGTTGTCGCTCTTTTCCAGCATGATTTGCTGGTCGGCTTGGAGGACGGGGCGCGACTTGTAGACCTTGGGATTGGAGGGGTCGGGAAACTTGACCGTCTCGCCATTGGCCTTGGTCCAACCGCTGGCAAACCCGAACCGCCCCACGGTCATCACCACCTTGTCGATGCCTTGATAGGCGCAGTCTATGGAGCACCAGTTGCAGATGAGTTCGTCGAAAAGCGCCTCACCGCGCTGGAGGGTGGGCCACGCGGGAGGAAAGACAGTCCATACCTGAGTTTTCAAGGGCGGCCAACCGCGACCAAAGGCGTAAAATTCGGAACTGCTATCTCCCTCCCCTTGAAGTTTCTGCATGTAGCCTTCGTAATTAACGAAACCGGGGTAAATATCCTTTCGTTCCACTACATTTTCGCACAACTTGCCATCCAAACGAAGCACATGCCAACCTTTCTTACTGGTCCACTCATAGAGTCGTTCGCAGTCTTCCAGCAGCCACCCCTGCTCCGGCATGGCCCATTCCATTACCTTCTTATCCACGCTGACGGGATTGAAAGTGAGCACCAGTTTCACATGGCCAACGGCATCAATGGAGGACATGGGCGAGGAAAGACCCCCAAACGGACCCTCCGGCCAGTCGGAGCACTCATCTCCTAAAATTCTAATTCTTGAAAGTCGGCCAAACTTTGGATGGTCAAATTTTCGATAAGGGCGAGGATGATAACCTTGCAGGGCACCCGTGGTTTCATAGGATTGCTTAAAGGCAATTCCTTGGAACCCAAACTCCTTACCAGCCGATCTCATGCCAAGGTACAAATCGCTATCTCGGTCCACGATGTCATCCATATCCGCCCATGGAATCGCCATGGTGTGGAAGGCAGTTCGTATGGCTCCGAAAGCATTACCGCGAAGATGGCCCTCGTCACGGGAGATGATCTTAACTGACGTGAGATTGGGTTCCCTCAACCAATCCAAAAACATCCACATTGCAGCCGTTAGGGTTTTTGAAGTGCTCGACGCGCCTTGCAATAAAACGAGGTGATGATCGTGAATAACACGCATCACATCTTGCACAAATTTCGGCCCCATGTTGAACTTCTGCTCATGCCACAACAGCGCTGCCGCCCCCGCGTAGTCATCCGCCTCCAGCAAATCGTGGAGAAACTCCCGCACGATCTTGTCGGCCAGCTCGAACGAGTCCACCACGCCCTCCACGCCCCGGTCGGCCAGAATGAGGGAGGCGGCCTGAATCCACTTCTCCTTGTCTTGGCCGTCCAAAAGACCATGCACCAATTTTAACTGCTCAAGCGTCATGACTTAATCTCAGTCACTTCCCCCTCCTTCGCCTCCGCCTTCTGCAACTTTGCCCCCAGCGACCGAAACTTTTTCAGCAACTCCTCCGCCTCGGGGGTCTTGCCCGCCGCGATCCCTGCCCCCAGTCCAAACATGGCGTTGGCCAAGTCCGCCCCTTTCCCTGTCCCGCCGGATGGCTTCTCGGGTGGGAGCGCGATGCCCGCGTGGGCAAAGCGGCAATTGTCGTTAGCAATGTTGATGGCCTCCATCGTCTGCTTCAGTTCAAGGGGGGTGAGCTTGGTGCCCTTGTCCTTCCAGTGGTCGAGGACTTCGGTGAGGAACTGCCGCGCCAGCTCTGAGACGATGATCTCGCGGTTCTGGTTGGCGGCAGTATCCATCGGCACCATGAGCGGCTCCGGCTCCAACTCCCCGCCCCGAATGCGTTTGATCTTGAGGCAGGGGGCATACGAGTCCTCCTTGCGGGCCGCGCCTATCCGATTCACGTGGCGGGGTGCGAGCGGGCCGGGGGGTGGGACGATAATCAGGGTCGCGGGCGGCTGGGTGGGAGGCGTGTTCAGTGGCTCCGCAGAGGGCTGGTCGGGCATGTTGGGTGGGAGTGTGCGCGGATGGCGGGAAAATGTCAAGAGAAAAAAGGCGAAGAAAAAGCTTGACGAGGAGGGCGCAAGAGCGTAGGGTGCGGGGAAACAAGGCGAAATGACTAGGAAATGCGGTATATATGGCATCCACAACATCATTAACGGGAAATGGTATATTGGTCAAAGTATCCACTTAGAACGAAGAAGACGTGACCATTTTTCCAAGCTAAAATATGGCGAACATTTTAACCATCGCCTACAAAATGATTTTTTGGTGGATGGAGTCCATGCTTTTGAATTTCACATCCTAGAAGAAACGACAGAACCAGTACTGGATGTTAGGGAGCAAGCGTGGATTTCTTATTACAAAAGCGTAGAGCCGCAACATGGATATAACCAAGACACGGGAGGAAGTATTAATAGACGCTTTTCCGGGGAGATGAGATTGAAATTATCTCGTGCTGGCAAAGGCAGGCCAAAGTCTTTACAGATGCGACGGAGGCTATCCCTAACTAATCGCGGACATCCTGTTTCGCAAGAAGCGCGAAGGAAAATGTCTGAGTCTCATAAAAAATCCCTAAAGGCATTGGTTCACTTTCACGGGCTTCATGTCGCCCAGATAGGCAAGCCATTATCCGCAGAACACCGCAGAAAAATCTCCTCTTCTAGTAAGGGCCGACCGCACACACCAGAGCATATAAGAAAAATTATTGAGGGAAGAAAGCGGTACTTTAAGGCATTAAGAGAAAAGAAATTGGAATAATTTTATGTTTCATTTTCATTCATTTGCCAAGATCAACGACGGGGACTACGGAGTCGAAGTGGCCGCCGAGGTCGCAGGCGACCCACCCCAAGCCATCCTCAAGGACGTGTGGCTCTATGGCCTGTCTATTCTGGGGCGGCTCAAGGAAGAGCAGAAGCGGCTCTTGGGGGAGGTTGCGCTGCGGTATTGGGAGGAGCGGGTGAGAGAGAAGAAGCCATAATCCCTTCATTCGCTATTCGCGAATAGCGTATATCCCTTATGATTAATAGCTTAACAACCCTCCTCCGCTTCGCTCGCGACTACGCCCGCGTCTTCTGGCTGGCCCTAGGTTACTGGGCCTTGGATAGCGACCCGTGGAGTGAGGCGTGGGACTACGCGAAGGTGATCGTGCTGGGGTGGAGGCGGGCGGGGAAGTAAACGATTTTATGCAAAAACCATCGCCGGGTAAAACCCCGGCAATCCGTAGACTATTCTGGGATTTGGAAACGAGTCCGAATATAGCGTTCTCTTGGCGGACTGGAGCCAAGCAGTATATCAACCCACAGGGGATCATCAAGGAAAGGGCCATCATTTGCATAGGCAGAAAATGGCAGGGCGAATCCAAGGTGAGGGTGACGGCATGGGATTCCCGCCAGGGCGACAAGGGGATGTTGGCGGAGTTTTTGGAGGAGGCAAACGAGGCTGATGAGTTGGTGGCCCATTGGGGCGATAGGTTTGATATGCCATGGTTTCGCACCCGCTGTTTGGTGCATGGTCTCCAACCCCTCCCTAGTTACAAGACCGTGGACACCTGCGCATGGGCCAGCCGCCTATGCGCCTTCAACAGTAACAAACTGGATTACATTGCCAAGCTGCTGGGGGTGGGGAGCAAAATTTCCACCGACCTAGATTTATGGAAAAAGGTCGTGCTCAACAACGACCGCATTGCGTTGGCCTACATGATGAAATACTGCGGCCACGACATCCAATTGCTTGAAGCGGTATGGGGTAAATTGCGCGTGGTAGCTGCCGCCAAGACCCACGTGGGCGTGCTTAATGGCGGAGAGAAATGGCAATGCGCTCATTGCGGAAGTGCGCATGTCAAGAAGGACAAGACGCGGGTGACGGCGATGGGCACGATACAACATCAGATGCGGTGCCGGAAATGTCGAGCCTATTATACCATTTCAGAAAAATCTTATCAAGAGTATTTAGACCGATGAACTTTTCCCGCGAGGCAGAAAAGGCGGTACTCGGACCGCGCAATTCTTTGTATGGCGATCCGCCCGATGATTATGCCAAGACAGCGAAAATCTGGTCGGGATTATTGACGCACAAGTTAAAGGCGGACATCACCCCCAAGGAGGCCACCTTGATGATGGTGGGGTTGAAACTATCTCGCGAGATGAACCGCCACACGCCTGACAACCTGATTGATGCGCACGGCTATTTGCTATGCTCTGAGTGGATAGAGACAGGAAAGAGGCCAGAGGTTTAATGAGTGACTACGGCCTTAACCCCGAAGCGCCCCGCCAGAGCGAATTGGATGGCAGGCCCACGGACCACCTCCGCAACGTGCTGGCGATGGACTTGCTCAGGAAAGAAGTCTACGACCGCACCAGCAAGGCCATAGAAGCCTACCGCAAAGCCTATGGCGTGGAGCCTAGTTGGGCTCGCGTCTCATTCGATCTTGTCCATCGCTGCGGGGAGGCGGCCTACGGGCCGCACCTGCCCACGATCTGCGGGTTGGAGTTCAGACTAGAGATGAAGGAGGCGGATGTGGTAGAGGTGGGGTCGAGTTGCCGGGGGTAAAAAGAGAAACACGCGGCATTTTTTTCGTAGGACTGGCCTTTAATCCCCCGCGTCACCGGGGAAACGTGTTGTCATACCGCGTCGCGAGAGTCGTCCGGGTCTATCCGAGCCGGACAAGCTATGTCTGGTTGTGCTCTCTCGCGCTTGCCAAGGACTCAGCCCCCTATACTTGGGGGCAGCAATGACTCGGCTAGCACAGGCACGCGGTAAGCGTACAAAGAACAAAAGTGAATTGGCCGCAGGGGTTTCTCCTGCCGGTGCACCGTGACTCTCAACGATAAACGTTGGGCTGTTAGGGCGGCACCATGATTATTCGGCGGCGTCAGTCAGCCACGGCATGGCGTTCTGCCCATGCTCATAGTCTCGTCAGGCCAAAAGTGATAAAGAACAAGAAAGTGATTTCGCCCGCACCCTACGCCCTCACTCCGCCCGTGTCAAGCTTTATTTTAGGCGATTATCCCTTGACAACACGTAGTCATGTGGGCAGCTTGGTTGCATGAAATACACCTTAGCCAGCTTTCAAGCTCAGTTCCCCGATAGCCGCGCCTGCCTGGATTTCCTGTTTAAGACGCGCTGGCCGCATGGATGCACCTGCCCGGAATGCGGCAAGAAGGATTGCTTCCATCCGATTGAGAAGCGTCGGTCCTATTCCTGCGCCTGGTGCGGTCATCAGGTTTACCCGACCGCCGGCACGATCTTCCACAAGTCCAGCACGTCGCTTGTCTCGTGGTTCTTCGCCATCTTCCTGATGTCCACCAGCCGCAATGGCGTGGCCGCGAAGGAACTGGAACGCCAGCTCGGCGTGACCTACAAGACCGCATGGCGCATGGCCCATGAAATCCGCAAGCTGATGCAGGACGGGCCGGAGAAGCTCCGGGGCATCATGGAGGCTGACGAGACCTACGTGGGCGGTCAGAGGCCCGGCAAACGGGGTCGTGGGGCCGCTGGCAAGACTCCTGTGCTTGGGATCGCCATGCGTCGGGGTGGTGTCCGGGCTGCGGTCGTGGATGGCGTCAACACGGTGAATGTGATGAAGCACATCCGGGCCAATGTGGAGCAGGCCGCAAACATCGTGACGGATGAGTTCAACATCTACAACCCAGTCGAGTTGTTTGGATTCAAACACCACACCGTCAATCACGGCGCGATGGAGTACGTGCGCGGGCACTGCCATACCAACTGCATTGAAGGCTTTTGGAGCCAACTGAAACGCTCGATTGATGGCACACATCATCATGTCAGTGCGAAGCATCTCCAGAAGTACGTGAACGAGTTTGCTTTCCGGTACTCAAACCGCTACGTCGGCGAGACTTCTTCGATGTTTGAACTGATGGCGGGACGGACGGGTGCGCCGCTCGCCGCAGTAGCTTGAAGAATCGGGTCTTGGAGGTTTTCATGTCAGATGGTAGCACAACCACAACCGCCCCAATCGTCACGGTCAAATGATTCGCCGGCCACGATCCGTTCACGCAGCGTGCGAAGTGTTAGGACCTTTTTCTTCCCGTCGCCACGCCGGTCACTAAGAATGCTATAATCTTTGCCGGTGCGATCGCGCATTGCCTGTTCCTTGGCTTCGTGAAAAGCAAATCGCTCTGGCAACAGTTGAAGCAATTTGGCGAACTGCGCCTGTCCGGCTTTAACACAAAAACCGCCGCAGTTGTTGTGCGGAAATCCGAGTTCATAAAGTCTCGGTAGTTTGAAGCCCAATGCTGTCCACTCACGCTGCATTTTACATTTATCCCAAATCGGCGCGTCCATCATTGGTGCTGTAACGACCCAAGGCTTAAAACGTTCTAACATTCCCGCGTTGCCGCCGAAACCATTCATCCGATGCCCCTCAGTCCAGTCAAGGCCAAGGTGGAAAATATGGGAGTCGGCGGTTGTGTTGGCGAAGCGCCAGCAATCCAGCACCTCACGTTTGAGGATGACCGAACAAAGCGGGAATCGGCTGTTTCCGAGCATCCCCTTCTGGTCAAACAAATCCCATACCGACCGGCCATCGCTTACGGTTGTGATGGGTACCCCAAGAGCCGTCTCGGTGTCCTTATTGAAGCGGTAGAGGTCTTCGTCCTCCATCTTCGTGTCTGCAAACAGAAGTGTCACAGCGTCCTTGCCGTATCGCTGAATAACGCGGTGGGCTGCCCAAAATGAGCAGAGGCCACCAGAAAACTGAACAACGTGTTTCATACCGTCATTGTCTCATGGAATGTTACGTGTCAAGCGGGGATAATTGCCTTATTTTATTCTGTTTTCCCCCATCTCCCCGCTCCGCCTCCAGAGACCCACGGCTTCGCTTTTCCCGCCCATCTCCCGATCCGCTATCGCACACATGCGGCGGTGGTGCTTGCCGAGCTGCTTGGAGCGGGCGTGGGCCTTGATCTTGGGGGGCTCGTTCCACTGGTGGCGCTTTTTCATTTATGAGAATCCTCTAACATGAAGGCGGGAACCATGGATACGCAATCCTTGGTTACGAGCCAGTAATACCGTTCTCCACCCGTCCACCCTACGGCACCCACTTTGCCCTTCCAGCCAAAGCGATTAACGAAGCTGCCTAACGGTAGGAGTGGGGGCGGCTTGGAAGGCACGACTGCATTCATGGAGTTGTATGGTAGCGGGTGGGGCGGAGGTGTCAAGGAAAAAAGGTGAAAGAAAATGTTTGACAGGAGGGCGGGAGTGTGATGGAGTGGGAGCGACATGAAAAAAGAAGACTTGGAAACGATTGCCAAACTCTTATTGAGTTGTGCTGGTGAGTTGGCTAGCATGGATGACACACTTGCTATTGAGTGGGGCGATCAAGGAGACGGTGCGGTGAAAGAGTTGATCCAATCTTGCGATACGATGGCTAATCTTATTCATAAGGAGTTGACATGAAAAAAGAACTCAGGGAATTTCACGTGAACGCACTCAGGGCGGCTGGGTTGGCATTGAAATCTTGGGGTCCAGAAAGCGATGATGGCTATGTTGAAAAAGAGGTGGTGGCTGAACACGTTAAGTATTTCAAAGAATTGATTAAATTCCACCAGCGCGTTCTGGAGTATCTGAAATGAGACACCCCGAGTCAACATCGCAGAAAGCGGTCATTCTCTGGTGGGCTTTTGCGCACCGAGGCTTTGGCTTGCCGGAGGAATTGCTGCTATCCATCCCGAATGGCTCCTTTATGGGCGGCGGATTCCTGCGGACCAAGCGTGGCCCCATCCCGCTTGCGGTCGTGCGGGCCAACCGCATGAAGGCGGAGGGGCTTCGCCCCGGCGCGCCTGACCTCCTGCTGCTCTGCCCCAACAAGACACACCACGCCCTGCTGGTGGAAATGAAATCGGAAGAAGGCCGCGTCCGCCCCGAGCAAAAGCAGTTCATGGAGGACGCGAGGCGCTTCGGCTACGATTGCGTGGTGGCCCACTCCACCGATGAGGCGAGGGAGGCGATTACAAACTACTTGGAAAAAAGGTAAAAAGAGCCGAAGAAAAAGCTTGACATCTCGCGAGGCAGGGGCGAGGGTGGCGGGCGAAAGAAGGAAACACTCTATGAAATCCGAAAAGATTATAGGCGGTATTTTAGTCGCGTGGATTCTGTTTGGAATCCTTTGGATAGCCATAGTCGGCGCGGGTATCTGGGCGGCGATTCACTTCATCTCAAAATACTGGTAGGCCATGAACCACACCCTAGAACCCGACGAAGACGACGTGCGTTATGGCCCCGCGCTGGAGTGGAACGCCCCCAACCTCACCTTGGAACAGAAGCAGGCCTTGGTGGAGGGGTGGGTGCTCCATGAATTGCTGGGGGGAACGTGCGGGTTTCTAGGAGAATTAGAGGTGGCCTTCCCCTGCGGGTTGCGTATGACCGTGGAATACGTGGAGGGCGGGCATGACGTGAAGATTTACTGCGGGGAAACTTCTTGTTCCCCCTTCTTCCGCCCTAGCGAGGGAGCGAACCGGCTGGCTGAGGTGTTCTTTGAGCGCAGGTACAAGGACGCGGTGGAGGGGGCGGTGCGGGCGATTCATCTCAGCAAACAATTCTAGCAGGCCATGAATGCGCCCAATCAACACTAATGTAGATTACGTGTATTTATGAATACCCCGCCCACCTCAGTCATCGACCTAGCCGAAGAGATCGTGGATTTGCTCCGCCCCCTCAAGGAAGAGACCTGTGACCGCGATTTCGCGGAAGATACGCGCAGGGTGGCCACGTTAATTGGAGCGTGGGTAGTGGAACGAGAATTGGTTGAGCTGACTCCGCCTAGTGGTGAAGTCCGCGTAGCGTCTGCGCCAATCTTGCCCTCTTAGCCGTCACACTATTCCCATGCGCCGCCGCTGCCAACTTGCCTGCCGGGATGGGTTGCCCCGCTTTTGCGCCAAGGGTTTTGCGGAGAGCGCCCTTGTGGGAAATCGCTCCCTTGATCCAATTTTTTGTAGCCATAGAAGTGATGCGGGAGGTTTGGGGTGGGAGGAGTGAATCTATCACGAAAGGGAATAGTTTACTATGAAGCCTAAGATTGTCAAGAAAAAAACACCATGACCCGCCACCGCCTGCCCCGCTCACCGCGCTCCACGGAAGAGATCGCGCAGGAGGAACTAGACAAAGCCGAGGAGATGGAGTACCTCCAGCAACATGACGAGGCTGACCGCCTGCGGCTTGACGGCCTTTCCCGCCTCAAGATGGCGGAGCGGGAGAAGCGGGAGGAGGGACAGGAAAGAAATCCATGAATGACATATCTCAGTCCCCCGAGGTCATCTGCCCTCGCTGCTTGCAAAACCACACCACCACCAAGATGGAATGGATCGGGAAGGCATGTGAAGACATCAAGCATATCAACGTGAGGTGCCCCCTATGCGGATTCTCTGGGCACGCCCATCTCCCGCCGCCTAAAAGTGAACAACCAACCGCCTACTGACACCTTATCCACATGCCACTTAAGAAATCCGCCGGGAATATGTATCCATGGGTAACGCACACCCATAACCACCTTGGAGGGGAGTGTCCGCACCGCTGCGAATACTGCTACGTCCAAGCGATGGGGCGGCGTTTCCCGGATATGAAGCACAAATATTCCGGTGTCATTCGGATGCTACCCGGCGAGCAGGGTGTGAAATACGGCAGCGGGCGAACTATCTTCATCGAGCACATGGGCGATTTGTTTGCCGATGGCGTTCACCCCGATTTCATCAAACTCATTTTGGCCCACTGCTGCGAGTGGCCGGGCAACACCTATGTTTTCCAGACCAAGAATCCGGCGAGATATGCTTCATTTCTAAGTCGGCTTCCGCCTGCCGTGCTACTCGGCACCACGATAGAGACCAACCGAGACCTGCCCGAAATAAGCAAGGCTCCTTCTCCAGAATTGCGTTACCTCGCCATGGCGGATTCCGTGCTTTGTGAGTACCCAAAATTCGTTACCATTGAACCCGTCCTCGACTTTGACGTGGATATTCTTGTGGAGTGGTTGCGCCAAGTCAATCCAACTTTCGTGAACATCGGCTCCGACTCCAAGGGGCACAACTTACCGGAGCCGACTGCTGATAAGGTTTCGGCGCTTATCACCGCACTTGGCGAAGCCCGCATAGAAATCCGGCAAAAGCACAATCTAAAAAGACTGCTCCTTCCCGCGCCACGACCCCTTATGCCACCTACTCGCTTCTCGCCCGTCAAGCCTCCCAAGCAGGCTGGCGCCTCAAGCTTGAGGAGAAGAAGATCAAAGAAGAGGTGGTCGGGTGGGAGTGGTGCTGGCTGCACGAGCCGAGTGGCTTCCGCTCGCTTGGGGAAACCACAGCGTGCACGAAGCCGGTGGCGCTGGTGATTGCGCTGGACAGCATTCCCGCCATCGGAGTATTCTAGCCCATGACCCCACTCATCCCCACCCTGCCCATCCGCGTCACCGCCGGCCAGTACAATGGCTACGAGGGCGTGCTCCTGAAGCTCTGCGACTCCTTCGCGTCCATCCTCGTCAATTTCGAGGGGAAGCCGCACGAACTGGTGGTGGAGGTGGCGCACCTTGTCCCGCTCCAAGACTGGCTGGCTGGGAAGGGTGAGACGGAGTTAAAGTTGCGGGGGCATGACACCTAGACTTATGCACAAGAATAGCATAGGAGGTAAATTAACCGAGCATCGCGCCTTCCACCACATCCCCATCTACGATTGCCGGGTGTGGTTCATATTGACCAGTGACATGGCGGCCACGCGGGGTAGATATGACCACCTCTTCGGGGAATACGACGCAAGCGGCAGCATGGGGCTGGTCTCCGTGGTGGGTGGAAGGGTGGCTATATTCATTGAAGACAAGTGCCTTAGCCACCACTTGATTGCACACGAGGTATTCCACGCCATCCACAGGGTTATGGAGTTTGTAGGCAACCAGATAAGCCCCACGTCCCAAGAGCCCTACGCCGCCCTTTGCGAGTACCTGACCAAGCTGGTCTACGCGGACCTGAAGAGGTGGGGCGTGCGGGTGAAATAGTATACCCAAAGCGCACAAAGCCGCTCCGGGCGGTAGGTTGTGCGTTTATAATGCACCACCCTTATATCCTTGAGAACCAGTCTCAACCCACCCCATAAAAAGAAACCCCATGAACTATCTCAAGCATTATTTACCCATCAATCTAGAAGCAGTCTGCCATGAGGTCTACGATCCTGAGACCAACAAGCGTACAGGAGAAACCAAAGCATCGGTAAGGGTATGGCTTGCTGGTAAGGCATTGATATTAAAGCCTGATGTCGGAGTGATTTCAACCCAACCCCCAGAAGAGGTCTTGCGGACGGCTTTGGCCATAGCGTTGCATCGGGTTTTGGCCGGGGGGCAGAAACAGCGCAGGAAGGGAGTGGGGCGGATATAAAAATTTTAGGGGCGGGCAAAAAGAGGCAGGGGGCAAAAAAGAGGTGGGGGAAGAAAAAAGGCAGGGGGTAAGTGGCCTGTGTGTGGGGGGTTCCCTTAAAGGGGTGAATTACAAGGTAGGGGGTCTCGCCCGGGTGGTCCCCTCCCGCCCCCGGTGGCGTGCCTCGTGCTCGTGCCCAGCCAGCCTGCCTACACTCATGCCTAGCCTGTCAGCGTGCTATGCAGCGCCATACCTAGCGGCCTCGCCTTGCCCTGCCCGGCTGCCCTAGCAGGGCTGATCCCCGTCCATCCATACCCAGGTCACCCAGCCTGCGCTTGCTGCCCTTGGTTTAGAACTTGACACAACGCACAATAGGCGGCATCATGAGCATAATGGAAGAAGAAGCGGGAGAAGAGCGACTACCCACTGAGGCAGGGATAGATACGGCGCAAGAATGCAATGCGTACATACAGAGAGACTTGCGGGCTAAGGCCGCACACCTACGGAGCGAGAAAGGACGCGAAGCACTCGCTCGCTTCAGAAAGCGAAATCCCGTCAGGTGGGCAGAGTATCGCAAGCAATGCGGTTTGCGCAGGAAAGAGCGCAGGCTTATGGGCAGGGAAGGAGTACATCCGCAAGAGTTGGCCATGGCTGATTACTTTTGCAAAGAGACTAGAGCAGCGGAAGTGTTTGAATGTCGCTATTGCCACAAACTTATCCCGCTTGGTCCGGGGCGTACTATCGACCATGTGATCCCGCCTTTACATGGGGGGAAGCACGTCTTTGCTAATCTGGCCCCGGCCTGCCGTTCTTGCAACTCTCGAAAGAACTCGAAACTTCGCTATGTATTCCCGCCTAAATACCCACCTTTACCCATCGCGGCCAGATGAGACTAAAACCACCCCAAACACACCCGAAACTTCGGGCGTTATGTCCAATGTCCATTTGCGCCTTTAGTTATCAACGCCTTGCGTAGTCTCATTAAGGCTTAAGCGCGCTGGCTTCTGTATCTCGTTGGTAAGCGACTCGTGCAAAGTGCAAGCCCACCCCATTACAAAGAGCGCGCTTGACTCACCATTCCCCTTTCGCGTAGGGTCGGCGGAGTTAGAGAGACACACAACCCAAACGAAAGACACACCCATGAACCCACCCACCCCACAGAGCCCGCACACGCCGACGCCGTTACCAAACTGGACAGTCCGAGAACTCTGCGGACAGGTCCGCATCTGTCGAGACCGCGCCTTTGGCGAAGAGGTTCTCTGCATTGTCAAGCAAGCCGAGACATCCAAGGAGACGGAGAACCGCATTCAAATGATTCTCCGCGCCTGCAACTCGCACGCGGCGCTGGTGGCCGCGCTGGAACAATGCACCGCACTCTGTAAACTTGGAAGGGTTCATTCCTTCAAACTCCATGTTGTCGAAATCTGTGAGAAAACGCTGGCCGGGGCCAAGGAGGGCCACGCCTAAGACTTTGCCGGCAGTGTGTCGCCCCGGCCTGCCCTTGGTGGGTGGGCCGGGGTTTTTGGCGGGCGGAGACTCCCCTAGACGTTCTACAGGAGTATGAGCTAAGTGGGGATTTGTGCGGGAGTTAGGCACCCCTCGCTCTAATAGTGCCACTTAGTTAGGCGCCTTACCATTAGCCTCGGAATCACCTTTCCCCTTTTCGCTTTTCCCGCCCCTTCCCCTCCCTCGCTGCTCTTGGGAGCCCCCCCCTCATCCCTTCCCACCCAGCCGCTACGCGGCTCTGCTTGCTCTAGTAGGTGTACTTGCCCTAGCGCCTTTGGGTTACGTCTAGACATGGACTGGCTTATTGTAAAAGCAGGCGTGGCTTGGGTGAGGGCGGAGCGATAAGGCTAGACAAGCAAGGCGCATGCTTAGGATTAGGCTTGCTTCTGGCTTTGGGTAAGTGGCGGAAATGGCTTGCAAGCGGGTGCGCGGGCGGTAGGGTGAGGGCGAAACCATAACGTATCAATAGGACACTAAAATGAGCCAGATACAAAAGATCAGCAAAAACAACACCGTGGTATTGTCCAACAAGGACGGTAGCACGTCGGTAATTCTTCACACCACGGAAATCGTCCGCCATTGGCCGCAGGATCGCAAGCTGCGCCTTGATACTGGCGGCTGGTTTACGCCAACCACGCGCACCCGAATGACGCAATGCTTCCGTCAGTGGGGTTTGCCCGTCCGAGTGGGTTTCTCAATCAAGGACGGCAACAGGGTCGAGACGTTCAACCCCGATAATGGCGAGACGGTCGAATCATTCGGGTTCAGCCGAGATCATCTTTGCTATCTCACCTACTAGCATTCACCATGCCCGCCCCCATCCTCTGCCCCCTCCCCCCGCCTAGCGCCGATTCCCAGCGCTTGCGCGGCCAGCTCGTGTCGCCCCTTGGCCCCTTCCGGCCCACCCTGCCAGCTAGCCCACCCCTGCCGCTGCCCAGCCGCGAGGCGGTAGCGATGAGGGAGGCAAGGCGGCGCAACTACTGGGGCAGCCGGCGGTCGCTGGAATCAAGATCACCCTTTACTTAACCATAACCGCCCGGACTCAGGGCGTAAAAGTCGAGAAACATGAAATGAAAACCAAAGCCAGAATCGAAAGCGTGAGAATCGAACGTGTTGTGGACACCAATCCCGATACCTCTTCTCTGGGGAAATACGGAAATACCGCAACAAGTCCGGCGGCCGTTGACCGCGAGGAACGGGGCGACTGTGGGCGGCATGAATACCGCTATTTCAATCCTACCATGACGGGCAAAGAAACCGGAAACTCTAAATCGCCAGAGCAAGACTATCAGCGCATGGAATCACTCAACCGGGGCGAGTGGTGTTACCTTGGAATCATCGCCAAGGCGGTTATTGTCTCTGCCGGCGGCATTATCCAAACCATCCGCTCCGGCGGTCTCTGGGGGATCGAAAGCGATAGCGATGCGGGCTACTTTGCCGAAGTCGAGCGCGATGAACTTGCCCAACTCAAAGCCGAGTTGCTTTCCTTGGGCTTTGGTGAACGCGCCATTGCTCACGCCTTCAAGAACGTCTAACATAAGGAAACTTAACATGCCACCCCTCTCCCCCCTCCTCCTCTCCGCCCTCCTGCTCCTCTGCCTGATTGGCGGGCTTGACATGCTCCGTGAATGGTGGGTGAATCGCCGTCCGCCATCTTCGCTCGACCGCTACGGTCTCCCGCCTGACTTCACGCCAGAAAACCCGTACGGGCAAGATGGGGAGTAATTTTACTGCCATGCGCTTAACTAAACACCCGCTCCTGCTTCACCCCGGCCTCGCCTGCACCCTGCCGGGCCGCACTTTGACCTGCCAAGGCGAGCCCCAAGAGGCGCCACCCAAAACGCATGTGCGGATCGTGGCCGAGGCGAACGGGCGCATCCTCCTCAAGTCGCATAGGTGGGGGTATGGGTGGGCGGACCGAAAAGACTTGCAAGAAGAAGAAAACCCCGCGCTTCCAGCTGAAGCCGCTCAATGACTAAGATGCCCACCCACCCCCATCTCCACCCCCGCCCGCACCGCTACTCGCCCCACTTCATCCTTGAGGCGGTGGAACTGGCGCACAAGCTCGGCAAGGGCGGCGGTAACAGGGCCGCCAAGCAACTCAATATCACCCGCACCACCCTCTACCGCTGGATGCGGGCCGTGAAACGACTCGCCCAAAGTCCGGCGGACTGGCTGGCCGAATGCGAGACTGAGGAGGAGCGCCAGAAGCGGCAGCGCGAGTGGGAGGTGATCGTGGAGGCGCGAAGGTGGAGCGCGCAGACGGGGCGGAGCATGTATGCCTGCATCTTGGCTGCCGCCAAGCAACGGGGGGTGGATGGGCTTCAGATTGCGAGGCAGCTTGCGCTGGGGCAGTATCCGGGGATGGCGGGGAGCGGGTTTGCTGGGTTATCCTAGCCAGCCCATGCTTCGGCTTTGGGTGCCGTGGCTGTGAATCCAGTCGTGCGCTAGCCGACTCACCGCGAGGAAATGTCGCTCATCCGTAAGCATTTTGCCCCGCCGTCCTTTGCGGTGATGCAAATCTTGGGTGCGCAACCTAAGCCCCCAAAGCTGCCACGCTACCTCGCACCACTGATTTTCGGGCCGGGCCATGTAAATATCTCTCAGGTGATAGTACTCCCGCATCTGAGGCAGGCGTCTCGGACTCACGGAGCGCAATCTTGTGCGGCGCACTAGCCGGCAATAGGAGCGAAGGGGGGCGTGACGGCGCAACACAGCGGCTAGGTCTGCTGGGAGGCGGGTAGATTCTTGTCGGCTTGCTGGAACTGCCTAATCGCCCAATCACAAAACTTATCCCGCGCCAAAAGGACATGGTAGCATTGCTTCGGCTTACCGCGCCTGATAGAAGGGCCGCAAGTAGTGACGAAATAGCGGCAGTTGCATTCCCCGAGACAGTCATTGGCCCCCAAGTCCACCAAATGAGTCACGCCGCTTTGGGAGCGACTGCGAACCATGAAGCGCAAAATTGAATCATAATGTTCAACGGCGCTCTCTTGGCGGGGGACTTGGGTGAGGGGCGCTACCATGTCGGATCAAGGTAGAGGTTTTGGCATCGCTGCGCATAGTCCTTTTGGCTGGCGGTAGCGTGTAACATCCCGGTCGGTCCGGCATGGTAGGCTAGAGCGATGCGGTAGGCGGTGGGGTTTGGAACGATCTCAGAGAGCCAGCGTAGATAGCCCTCCGGCGTGCGTACGGTCATCCTAGCCGCGACGCCAAACTGCGCGGGGCCGGTCTCGCCAGCGCGACCCACCTGCCAGTGCCCACCCGTTTCGACAGCGCAGATCGAACGGTACTCGCGGGCGAGGTCAACCTGCGCGGCGAGCGGCATGGCGAGCAGCAGCAGGGCGAGTTTCATGGGGTGGGTTTCATTTCAAGAAACTCGGCAGAATAGCGTAAGGCGATTATCCCTTGGCGACAGGTACTGGATTGCGGTCATTCGTAGTAACGCGAAAGCGCACCGCCGGGTCGCGTGCGCGAGAACTTGCAACAATGGGCGCACTGCCAACCGATCACGCGGCCATCCCGGGTTCGCCAACATTCCCACGTATGACCAATAAGAGCACAGAGTCGTTGGAGTATTTTCATGGTTTACGTGTCGTTCGGGGATAATCGCCTTGTTTTAAGCCTCTCCCTGTCCTTGCGCAACTCCGCCAGTTCCCCCTTCGGCACGACCTCGCAGTCAGCAACGGAGGCGGGGGTGAGGGCGAGGGCTTTGCTGACAACTTCAAAAGCATGGTTGGCGTAGTCGTCGGAGATTACTTCCCGGTTAAGGATTACCACTTCTGCATCTTTCAGCGCCTCGATAGTGCGGGCAAGGGCGGTGGCGAGTCGTGCAACGAGTAAGCCTTGCGCAGTCACGCCACCCAATGCTTTTTCAAGGTGGACGATAGTAGCCGCTTCTTTCAAACTAGCCGCGTTCTCCCCATGGATCGCAACCGGTGGTGGGGGCGAGGTCTCTGCGTCGATTAACTCGCGCAATCCCATCATGGCTTCGTCTTGGTCAGCTTGTTCTCCCATTGGTGTTATCCTTTTACTTCCCCTTTCGCGGATAGCGGGTGCGCAGGTCTCCATCTTGGCACCACGGCAGCCACGCCCTCGCCCATTTTGCCACGGCCTTGAGCGTCTTTGGCTGCGTAGAGTTTTGGGTGCTGTAGTATCGCATGGCCTCACAGCGGTAATGCTTGTTGTCATCGACCCATATTGTGATTGAGCCGTAATCGCCAGCACCTATGGCCCCTTTCTTGTCACGTAGGGCAGACAATATAGCAGAAACGGTACGCACCATCACCGCCTGCTTGTCTCGTTTGGTATCGGGTAGTCCTTTTAGTATTGGCATAAATATCACCCCTTCCCTTTTCGCGGGCCGAGGGCGGAGAGGGCGAAGCGGGCCATCTTGTCATAGTTGGCCAATTGATATTCTGTCAATTTGTCGTGTGAACCAATCGCCTTCGCCACGGCCTCGACTCTCGCCTCGTGCGCGGCGAGGGTGGCGTCGAAGACGAGGACGGGAAACGTTTTCGCGTAGCGATTCTTGAAGTCTTCTCCCCAGCAAACAAGGTTGCGGGTTTTTAGTGGACAAGTAATCCACATCAAGCGCGGCTTCACGGTGCGGGCGGGCTTAGGGGTCATGCTCATGGTAGAAGTCTTATTGCGTTAATCCAGTATTCATGCCCGTGACGGCCGCGCACCTTGAGGCGCAATCCGAATCCATGTAACAAAACCGTGGCAGGCACTCGGCGCATTCCAGTTTTATACAAGATCGTGGTGCCAACTGGATAATCCTGTTCTATTGCGAAGTGCGCCATCCTTTCAGCTTGGCGCAATTCTTCGTATGCTTGCATAAATAGGGCGGGCTTAGGCATGGGGCGCTCCAGTCGGGGCTTGCTCGGCGTTCCAAAGCATGGCGGCGAGATTGGCTACATCTATCCACTGATTGTTTTTTCGGCGCAAGTGCTGGCGATATTTGCGGTGGATCATAGGCATGGCGTCGAGATAATCCCAGCCATGAAAGCCATCTTCACGCTTGGCTTGCAGCTTCGCCTTCATCTCAGCAGCGAACGCATCGACGAGGGCATTTAGAGCAGCTTCATCGCTTTTGAACTGTTTTGCGGTAATCATGGTAACTCCTTCCCCTTCCCGCACTGCGGCTGGTCGAGCTTCTTTCTCATCCCCCCATCCTCCGCTCCTCTCCCGCCCATGTCAAGCACTTTCTTCGCCTGTTTCTGCATATGCCTCCCTCCACCGCTCCGGGTGCTTTACCCACCACTGTTTGTACCCCCGGTTGAACTCGGCAAGGTAGTTGCGCCGCAAGTGCTCCCCCCACCGCTTGTGCTTGCTCTTGATCTTGGCGTAGCGGGGGTCCGAGATGGCGGGGTGGGCGTTTAAAAATCGCTCATAATCGACGCGCTTGGGGGTCTTGCTCCAGGGGTTCATGGTAATTTTGTCCCATGCATTGTGAATGCGATCTTGAAGGCCAGAAAAAGCATACCGGCCCATGGGGCGGTCATCACACACGCCCACAAGATGCCGTAGGTGACAAACACCCAGTCGTTCAATGGCTTGGACGTGGGCTGAATTGGTCGCTTAGGGTTACAGGCGGCAGCGGTGCCCATCGCAGAGGACGCCGTGATGAGTAAGAGTATTGGTAGCATGAGTAGAAATGAAGTGGCCGGGGCCAAGCCTAGTCACCCCCGCTCGCCTAGGTTTCGTTTGGGGGCGGTTCAACCCCGGCCAGAAAGAATTTCGGCTCCCAATAACCCACGGGCCAATAGTTGTTGCCGTCAAACCAAAGCCACGCGGTGCAAAGGAATGCCAGCCACGCCCGATCCATCTCCTGCCGCGACCATACCCTGATGGCGGGGGCGGTCGGTTTGGTGGAGTCAATCACGGCGGAGATGCACGTCGCGTCCTTGGGGGTGCCGAGTTGGGCGGCGGCAGCTTCGCGGTAGAAGGCGAGTTGGCGCGGCCATGAGTCGTAGAAGGCGGGCTGTTTCTTAACGCCTTGTGTATTATGAGTGGGCACCATTTGTGAGCCAGCAAGATAAAGGCTATTGGGAGAGGCCACTTGTATGCACTGAGTAGGTACGCAACCCATTGCTGTTATACTCTTAATTAATCGTCTCCTTGCTCGGGCGGTTCCCTCGATTCTAAGTTGGGCCAATGGTTTATTATGACTATTGATCCAAAAGGGATTATAGTCAAATGGAGTGAAGGTTACTAGATGGGCCACACAATGCCTATCGAAACCCGTCCACGTTCCAGTGTATTTCGTTGCCTTCCATCCAAGGGAAACCACTAACTCATAGACGGCGTTGGAGAGTCTCGGATTGGTGTTGTAAAACACGGCTTGATTTCTCTTTTTATTCCATGTTCCATCTGTATCCATTAGGCCGCGCAAGAGTTGCAATCGCTGGTTAAATGACGCCCTCAAGTAAGGTTTGGGTACGTGCTTGTTACCCCAAAGACCCAATTGTTTAAGTGCGCCAATGAAGTCTTTTATGTAATAGGTGATAGGATCGCATTTTGTGGAAGCAATATCATAACCAAGGGATTTAACGTAATCAACAATTTGGAGTTTTTTGTCTCCCAAACTAATCTTCGGTTCTTTTTCGCCGCCATCTCCCAGCCACACACCCAATAAATATGGGTCGATTTTAAGCTTGGCTTGAGGGGTCTGGAGCGGAGTAGCATTGAAAATCTTAAAACGTGCACCCCTTTTCTTGGTTAAAAACACTTCTGCTAGTTCGTGGGATGAAAAAACCGCCGTTCTTTCGGTTTTTGTCAAAGTATGACTGACCCGCCAAAGATGTTCTTCGTCGCACTCAATGGTAGAGGTATCATCAAAAGTGATGCGGTAACACCGCCTATAATGAATAGGTGATTTGGCGGTAACGGGATAAATTTCTCCATCGGCACCAAAAAGTTTATCTCCTTCTTGAATGTCGCCCATTGTTGTCCATCCTGACGGCGTGGGAAGCGGAGTTGCAAGCGACAAGCCCTTCCAGTCGATGATTGCGGGGCCGTGCTCCTTATGGCGCACAATCCGGTCAAGTCGCCCCGCTACCCCGATTAAGGGCAGCGCCACCATGCACTCGGAAAAGAGGGTCTCCTCAATGTTGGCGTGATACCACCCATCGAAAAGTTCCATCCACGGCAGGACGGCGGCTTCCGTCGTCATCTGGGGGTATTCCTCGATAGCATCATGAAGGCGGGTGCCGAAATCGCTAGCGGTGGCCGACGGCTTGAAGGCTTCGGTGGTGACGCGCTTTCCGTAAGCCTTGTCGTCCTCCTCGGCGGTCTTGGTTGACACCCGCAGGACGGCGGCAATGATCTGGTTCTGCTTCCAGATGTCGAGCCCCCGCGTGTAGCGCACATCCTTCTCTAGCGTGGTGGGGCTGACAAAGAGACCGCGTTGTCGCGCCTCCTTCAACCCCGCATCGTATTCAGGGGTTACGGTAGTGCCATTCCAGCCATAGAAATGGGAGGAGGATTCGTGAGAGATGTAACCCACGGCTAAAAGGGTTGTTTGGTTGCCACTCCCGCCACCAATCCCGCCTTTTCCTCCGCGATGAACAAAGTCACCGCTAGCTTTTCAACCTCTTGTACCGGAATGTCTTGCGGCAACGCCACCCGCAAGTCCTTGAAGCAGCGGGTCAAAGCCGCCACAAAATCATCGTGGGTGGGCAGCGGAGGCTTTCCTGTGGCCAAGGCGGGCGCAGGGGGTATCAGGACAGGGGCCGTAGTGGCGGGAGCGGCTACAGGGGTGCTAGCGGCTGCCTGTGGGGGTGGGGGGGTGGTAGTCGCGGGAGGGATTGGGGTGGCGGGAGCGGGTGAGGTGGCCGCGCCGGCTATGGAGGGGAACTGGATGCACCCTTGCTTGGAAACCTTGATTTCAAGGACAGGACTACCGTTGGGGTTGGTCTTGGGGGTTTTGTCCTTGTTCTTGGCCTGCTGGATGCTTACTCCACCGAAATGCCCATTGGGTGCCTTGGTAGACATCAGGACAAACGACTGACCTTTTTGGGGGATGCAGTCGGGGTGGTCCCAAATAGCCACGCGGCACTCAGCCCTTCCATCCGAGAGGAGGACGTTTTGAACCGTGTAGGGAGAACCGTCTTGGCTGGATGTGCCGTTATAGACGGGATAGACTGCCTTGAACGTGCCGGCGACGGCTACGATGGGTGCCCCGTCCGGCTGGGCGAGGGCTTCTGCGATGGTGAGTATGTTGCTCATGGTAAAATTATTGTGTAAATGGCAGGCCCGACTCCTCAATGATTTCCTCTATGGGAATATCGCACAAGGTGCCCTTAACCCGCACGGAAAGAGTTTCAGGCTCGCCCGCGTAATAGGCACGAGCCTTGTCAAAGGTACACCCATGATTCTTGAAAACCTCAATGAGATCGTCCTTAAACTTTTGCTCTTTGGTTTTCATGTTTGCGTCTCTGCTTCTCCCCCACATGCGGCACATGCCCGCTCCGCGCCACGATGGTAGTGCGAGTCAGGGGCGGTTGGTAGACCCCGCCGGGAAACTTGCGGGTGGGCGTGCCCTTGGTGCGCTTAAGCCACTTCGCCTTGCGGGCGCGGCGCAAGAGCAGTTCGCGGCGGGAGTGGCGCTTGGTGGTGGAGGCCATTGGCTATTCTAGTCCGTCTCCCCAATAACCATTATACACCCGCCGCCCCACAACCACAAAAAGTAAAAACACCCCCACGCCCACTATGACGAGAAGCTGTGTCCAAATACTTTGTTCTACAAAGAACCACACCCCCCATCCAAACAAGGCGAGGAAGGGGAAGGCACATAAGGCCGCTCCGAGGATTTTATTGAATGGTGTATTCATGGGTGTTCTCCTTCTGTGTACCTTCCATCACCGCGCATTGTCGCACCGCTGGGGCGGGGCGTCAAGCACAAAATCACTCAAGGGCGCAACTATTTTTAGCAGGGGGCAAGACTCGGCATCTGGGGACTGGGCGCGAGCGACTCCCGCACCGCCGCCTTGTAGGTATACTCATTTTTGTAACCCAACCCATCGCTTCAAGGCACTTATTGCAATCCACCCCAAGAATATCGTGATCGGCACCCATTTCACTGCCCAAAGCCATATCACATCTAACATAACCGTAATTTAGGGTGCCCTAAACGTTCTTGTCAACCCCAAAAACACCTACCGCAACGAAGGCATCGCAGGAATGGTGGGACGAGAGGTGGACGAAACGGGAATCTTCAAGGCTTGGAACCGGCGATAAACCTCAGCCCTAAGCTGATTGGCTTCCTGCACCTTGGCTTTATCAGCGGGGGGAAGGGAATTAATAAAGTTCACTTCATCGGTCGCATTGCCGGTCCATGGATGGAAGACACTCTGCCTGAATCCCGTCTGCAATCGAATTGAAGGGGAAACATGGCCCGGAAGGGCGGGGGTGGCTTGAATCAACTTATTCCACTCACTTTGCGCAGCAGTAAGATCATTGTCTTGCAGGGCGTATTTCAGCGGGGCATATTGGCTTTCAGGATAAGTGCCCGTATTTTCCGGCAAACCTTGCGCTTTACGCCATTGATCCGCCAGATTGTAAGCATCATATTCTGGCGAAGCCCGCTTAACCCGCAGTCCTACCGTGCCCAAGAATTGCTCCCACCATTTCACTGGGTTGGTGTGCCCCGTCGCCGTCAATTCACGCGCCCCCGGCAATGCAGCCAGCCCAATGGGAATCCACCGCGTGGCCAATTCCTTCGCTTCTTCCAACGCCGGGGTCTTCTCGCCCCGGTAGTTTCGCCCCGTCAACATCTCAATCGTGCCACGCCCCACAATGGGGGACAAACGGCTATACGTGAATTGGCGGGTATCACGGAAGAGGTTGTAGGTATCTTCGGGCACGCTGCGCATAGAGTACCAGCGGTTGCCGACTTTAAGTTCAAAGGGATGGTCAGTCCAGTGGTAATCATCATCCGTCAATTTATTGCCAATCCGGGCAGTAATCCAGAAAGTAGCCGCAAGGGTGGCGAGGGCGGCTAGTTGCTCACGTCCCGCCGTACTCACAATCCCCCGTGCCGCTTGTCCGGCAAAGCGGCCTCGCGCCTCCAAGAAGTCGGGAGCCAATAGCACGCCCTGCAAGACATGTTGTAAGGTGGGGTTGCGCCCCATATCGGTATAATTCAAATGACCATAGGCCGCATTGGTCTGTTGGGCCGAGAGGTAGGATACATCGTCAGGAGTAACCTTGCCCGTCTTGATGTCATCGGCATAACGGGTCATGTTGCGATCTTCGATATGAAGGTAGGTCTCCAGCTTAAGGCGGGGAATATATTGATGGAACAAGAAAGTAGAATAATCCTGCGCCCACTTGCCAACGAAAGGAATTTTCCACATGATATTCTTGTTGCCGCCCAACCCCTCCATGAAGTAAGACATGGCCTCATTGTCGCCAGCCAAGGCCAGTCCGTGATTCACGCCTCGGATAAGATCGGGCGAGGCGGCCTCAAGATCGGGTAATCCCCAAAAAGGATTAACCTGATGGCCAAGGATGGCGTGGGTCGCCAGCTGTACTTGGTGGAAGGGAGAAAGGAAGCCCAGCATAGTGCGTTTGGTGCCCTGCCCCAGCACATCAATGGTCTTGATGGCACTCTTGGCGAGAGCTGCCATCGGGCCGCCCGGTTCATCATACCATTCGCGGACGGCAGAGCGGGTAAGGATATTTTTGACGTGATGATAGATTTCCGGGTGAAGCCCTAGCGATCCGTTCAACAAAACAGGGTGTCCGTCTTCACTAGCCACCCACTTCCACTTCGAGAGGGCGGCGTTATTGACGATGCGATAATCTGCCGTGGCTTCGCTGCGGGCATTGGGATAAATCAGCAGCGGATCATCCGCCTTCGGAATACCCTCATTTATCACCCGAGCCGAACCCACCGGTCCCGCCAGCAGCCTGCCATCGCTGGCTTTCAGGGTCGTCAGGTTTTTGATGTATTTCTTGCTGGCGATTACTTTGTTGAGCGAGTCATCATAGATCGCCATTGTCGCAGCGATGTCCTTGTTTTCGGGTGTCAAGCCCGACCGTTCGCCCTCAAAGTAACTGCCAAATATGCGCTGTTTGGCGAACTTGAACATATTCGTCATCTTTCCGCCAAACTCCGATCCGCCACCGCCCTGCACAAATGGCCGCTTCCAAATCTGGTTGACATAGTTTTCCAATCCCTCGTCCAACACGCCCCATTTCTGGCCTTCGGCCAACTTGTCGGTGTAGAATTGCCGGGCGGAATCCGCCACCTTGAGTTCGGCGGGAGTCAATTGGAGGGCGCGATCATATCCTGCCTTGCGGGCCGCATTGGAGGAAACATCACGCCACATTCTTAGGATGGCGGGATCGCCGCCTGCTTGGATGTAATCAATCACTCCCTCTCGCGCCACCTTATCCGGCACGGCATCCTCGATTCGCTGGGTTAATTCCCTAACAGCGAGAGAGCTTTGCTGTCTTGCTCCGAACCATTCATTGGTGACTTTCTTGAAGGGCGTGAGGCGGGGAATGTCTCTAATTTCATTGATCGTCTCTTTGATGCGGGCGATCATGGCTCGCCCCGCTTCCGAGATGGCGGCAGTTCCCGGCGGCACGATACCTAAAGTTGCAGAGGGTGGTTGCGAGATGGGCTTAGCCTTGGGCAGACCTGCCGTGTCTTGTAAGAATTTGGCTTCGGCAGAGGGGGGCATTACGCTTTCTGGCGGGACTGGAGGTGCCGGTGCACCGCCGCCGCCTTCGCCTTGAGGGCCGGGAACGACTGGTAGTTCACCGGGCTCTCCTGCTGCCACTTGTGGAGCAGGTCTGGGTGGTGGATTGCGAGGAACGCCCACTGGTTTTTCGATTTGATCGGCATTTGGTTTACCTTTCTCAATTGCTGCTTTGATTTGATCTAAAGTATATCTTTCCCCCGGCTGATTGGCAGGAAGCCACTTGGGAACCTTCGGCACTTCACCACCCGCTGACTCTATATTTTCCTTGCTGGAAGATAACAAATGTTCACCCGTTTTACCGTCAAATACCTCTACGCCTATCATCGTGGCGGGCGAGCCATCCGACTTGGTAAAACGCATAACGCTATATTCACTGCGGGTGCCGGGTTTTTCTAATACCGCCTTTGTCTCGGTCAACTTTGCCGCATCTTGCGTTGCCCTGGCCGCCTCAATCTCAGGGTTGGGCGTGTACTTCATCGGCGGGGAGGAAACCCCGCCGGCCAACTTCGGCATCGCGGGAGGCGCAGCCACTTCGGAAGCCGCCTGCTTACTCGGGGTGGTTACCGCGCTTAAATCGGGAACGGGATTGACTTGATTAAGCCTGAGTTGCGTCTCGTAGGGGGAACTCGATTCACTCTTGGCGAGCATACCTACGATCGTGGTGAGGGTGGGTGGCTTGGGTTGGCCGAGGGTAGGCATGGCGGGGATGGTGGCTGCCTTCTCGGCTTGCTGGCCGATATTCAGGCTTTGCTTCAAAGCCGCGCCCCTGAGTTTGAGGGCATCCATTTCCGCCTTGGACTCAGCTTCAGCCCGCGCCTTGGAGGCAGCGGCTTGGGACTCCAGATAGTCGAGTTCCTTCTGGTGCTCCAATTCCTGTACTGTCTTGGCTATCTCTCCCGACTGCTTAAGCACGTCCACTTCGGGCTTGGGGGCGAGGGTAGGCATGGCTGGCTTGGGGGTAAACCCTAAAGCCGCCTCTCCACCCTTGGCTGCCATGAGTGGGCCAAGAATGAGCTTGGTGAGGTTCCCACCCCCCGCCTCAATCCCCTGTTGGAGAGTGGTGTCGGGGTTAATGAGGGTCTTGTAAGTCTGCGGAATCTCCTGTATGCCTTGCGCGGTCATGGGTGCGCCAAAGCCCACTCCCGCCAAACCCGCGATTCGTGCCGCGATTGGGCCACCAATTCCCCCCAATGGGATGGAAGCGAGTCCCACCGGGCTTTCCGCCATCTCGACATAGGGTTTGATTACGTTGTAAAGACCAGCGGCAAAGGCGGGATTCCCAATGCCCAATTCAGGAATGGAAGGCACCTGCGGAGCGGAGGGCAGCGCCTTAACCGGACTGATTAGTTGCTGTCCCAATTCCGCGAGTGAGGCAGGTGGACGCATGGCGGTTCGTGCCACAAGTTTAGCCACCAAGGAGGCGGCCACTTCCTTCGTGGCCTTCTTCACATCGAATTTGTCGAACGGATTCGCGACAGGTTGGGTTGGTGCGGAAGCAGGCCCCCCGTCAAATTGGTCGAAGGGATTGGGTGCCGGCACGGTTGGCGCAACCGGCGCATCAAACTGGTCGAAGGGATTCGCCATGGACTATTGCCCCGAGGGACCAAACGCACGCATATATTGCTCCGCCATACCTGCACCGTATTTCTGGTCGAAATAGGGAGCGAGTTCAGGCGAGGCAAGCAATTGATTTATAGCAGCTTGGGGTGGCATTGAAGTAGGGGCGGTAACTGGAGCCGCAACAGGAGGAGCAACGGCTGAAGTCACGGGAGTCATGGTAGGCATTCCGGGCGCGAGAGGAGTGGTCGTACTTTGATTATTCAGAAACGGCATACTCCTCAATAATGGATTGACAGTCGCACCGGGGGCCGCCCCAGCAACAGGGGGCGCCACACCATCTGCCTCGGCTTGTTGTCGGGCCTTGGAGATAATTTGCAGGGTTTGGGGTGAAACTGGCGCCGTGCTGAATCCTTTCTTCTGCGCCGAGACATGCGCCGCCCATTCATCAAGTGCTGCCGCCCCATCATCTGTGCTAAGCAGAAGGGAATACGTGCCGGGGTCGAGTTGAGTAGCCACGGCGGCATCGGCATTTTTACGAGCCTGATATTCACTCTTGGGCATATAGGCGGGACGAGTGGCCGCTGCCTTGGCTTGTCCGGCCTTGGCTCCTTCTAATTCCATCTTGGAGACCGCCTCGGAAGCAACGCCCAGATCATTTTCAGTTTGTTCACCCGTCGCAGGATCAGCCATTGTTCTGAAAAGGTGAGGCTTGCCATCATCGCCCTGTGCAACATAAGGACGATTGCCTTTTACTGCGGAGTTTTCTGCTGCAATCCTACGGGCTTGAGCGGTATCCATTAGCGATTCTCCGTGGACGCCATAGAATTGAGATAACGCATGTTCTTTTTCCGCCTCCTCCGCTGTCATCAGGGGCTTTTCGCCAAAGCGGGTGAAGGGGGTTTGTTCTCCCGTAAGGAGGTTGTGGGTAAAGCCCTGTTCTTGGGAGAGGGTATCAACTTGGGTTCCAGCAGGCAACTCCATGTCGGGTGTAACCACTTCGCCCGTATCGCGCCGCACCTGCACCGGCTTGGTGCTGGTCACAACTGGGACGGGGAGGGACGCCTTCCCCGCCTGCGCCTGCAAGAGTTGCATCTGGGTGGGCGCCTCCGCCACCGAAAACTGAGCGAGTTGCTGGCGAAGGGGAGCCATCTGCGCCTCCCGCTTAGCCTCCGCTGCCGACTGCCCCAGCTTGAAGCCGGAGAGCGCGCCCTGCATGATGGCTGGCCCCGCCTGCCCGAAATAGGCCGGGTTGGCGAACTGCACACTCGGCATCACCGGAGATTCAAATCCGCCCGTGTTGATAAAGGACATTAGGGTTTCCCTCCATAGGTTGGATACGAGAATGGCAGCGTGTAACTACTCGTGGTGGTGGGCTTCGCTATCATGGCGGGAATCGTGGTTTGGGACGCCGTGGTTGGGGCGAACAACTTGCTCCAATCCGTATTCGCCAGCCCATTCAGCCCAAATCCCATCAAGCCGCCCCCGAGCGCCCCTTGCGAGGATGCCCCCTGCGCCGCAATCGCCGCCGCGTTCTGGTTGGCGCTGTTGAGCGTGTTGGTGTTGCCCACTACAATGCCCGCCGCCGAGGAAGGACTAAGGCCGGACTCGGGTTGAGTGATGCCCTGCGTGAAGCCCGCGAGCCCGAGGTTGCGTCCGTATTGCTGCTGTTCCAGCCCGCTTGCCGCGCTGCCCGACCCGAGTAATTGCGAGAGGCGCTGCTGGGCTTGGGCGAGGCCGTAGTTCTGCTGGGTGCTGCCGATGTTGGCGGCGTTCTGCATCCGCGTATTTTGCAACTGGAGGGAGGTAAGCCCAAGGTCGCGGGCGGAGATGTCCCGCCCCAACCCCAAACCGCCACCCGGTCCTGCCATGCCTCCCGCGTGTGCCGCGCCGGCCCGCATGACCTGATTGGCGGTTTCAGTATCGAGTCGTCCCCCCAAGGCAAGTTGCTGTTGAGCCACGTCCGCCGCGTTCGTGAAGAGGTTGGAGGCGGGAGCCGCCTGCCCCGCCTGATTGAAGGCATCCATGTAGCCCGAAGTCAACGCATTGGAGGTGGCGCTGGGGGTGAGGTACTGGTTAAGCCCACCCGCCGCCTGCTGGCGCAAGGCGTTGATATATGGATTATACTGCTGCTCTAGTTTGTTGGAGGCAGCGGCGTTCTGGGCGGCTTGGTCGGCTGCCGCCTTCTGTGCGTCCTCAAGGCTGACGGGAGTGACTTGCCCCGCCTGATTAGCGGCCTTTTTCGCGGCATCCTTTGCCTTAACACTGCTGTATATGCCATAAGCCGCAGAGACTGCTGGTACGATCCATCCCATGATATTATGTGTTAGTTGTTGATGATAAATTTACTAGAAAATTCCTTGGCCTCGATATATAATTTGCTATACCGCTTAAATCGTTCGGTGTCGAAGGACCGATTGAGGGCTACCCCCCAGACGTGACTCATAATAGCCGGGGAATCCATCTCGCTGAACTTGACGAGCAACTTGCGATTGCCGGCTGCCTTAATGGAGGCATCAAGATTAACGACGAGCTGGTTTATGATATTCTCGGCGTCATTCCGCAGATCGGGCATGATGTTAATGAAGCTTTGCTTGACATCTTTGGGCGGGCGCAAGAGGAACACCCAGTGGGCTTCGGGCCACATCTCGCCTAGCTTCTGGTGAAACATGATGGCACCGGAGTCCACGACGACTCCACTCTGGTCGCCGTAAGCCCGCACCAGATTCCAATCTGGAATGCGGCACCGCAGTGGCTCGTGCTCCACGTCCAACCAAGCCGAAATCCATGCCGTCCGCGTGCGGGGAAGTCCAGTGATGATAGTCATGGCTGACCTCCCTTTACCCAGACCGGTAACCGGGCGATGATGAATAACGCCGCCTCCACCCCATCCGGCACCCGCAGGATTTCGCAGACTGCGGCAGTGAAGAGGGCTGCATTGGGATAGATGGTCTTGCCCTTAGCCCAAAGCTGTTCCTTGAGTTGGTTGATGCGATTAGCCGTGTCTGGATAATGCGCCTGCAACATGGCCCACACCTCCTCAAAGGCGGGGTCAATCCGATCGCGGAAAAACGAATTTCCAAAGCCGGGAACATGGCCTTGGCTGGCCAGCAAGCCTTCGACCGTGGTTTCCCCTCTCAATAAGCGCCGAGCGGCAAGGGTCGGGCCGTGGAGACCATGTTCCGACCCCAGTGTTAGAATGGCGGAGGCCACTCCCTGCACAAAGTTGCCCGATCCCTCCGTGGCGATCTTGGCCACCACCGAACTGGCATTCTGGTTGTTCTGCGCAGCGGTTTGATGTGCATGAAACAGCAGTTCCACCAATCCGGCGGCGTGGACGTCGGCAGTATCAGGAATAAACCCGAGGGTTAGAGTGGTTTTAAGCATTAGTCCGCCTTGATGAGTTTCCCGAAGAAGTTGGTCTGGTTGGGGGAGTTGACGATGTTCCACGTGGAAGCACCCGACCCATCCACCGCCACGGCCACATCCACCGTGTCGCCCACTCCGAGGTGGACTTGGGTTTCAATCTGCTTCACGACGTTGAGGGCGGTCGCGTTGTTCTCAATGCCCCACTGCTGGGTGGCGCCGTTGTGGCGGAGATAGACCGTGTGGGTCACGGCGGTGGGGGTGCCAGTGGCCAGCACAAAGCACACGCTGGCGGAAAACTCATAATAACCAGCCACGGGGGCAACGTAGGTGTTGCTGGCCGCCACCCATGCGCCCTCGGGGTCATACTCCACGCCATTGAACGTGACCTGTGCCGTTCCCGCCCCGCCCGTGTAGGTTTGATTGGAATCGCTCTTGAAGACTCTGGCTTGATAGACGGTCATCCCGCCCGCCGTGGCCGCCGCAATCGCCGCCGTCACCTGCGCTTGCGTGAAATAGTTGGCGACTAGGTAGGCCAAGGTGGCATAGGCGGTGAGGGCGTTCGCGTACATATCAGTCCACGCGCCGTTGTACCACACCATCACCGAGAGGGGGCTCCCGCTTGGGGTGCTGGCCGAGTCGAGATAGAACACCACGTCGTAATCGATGTTGCTGGCGGGCAACGTGGTCGTGAGCGTGTAGCGGAGGGATTTGGGGTCGAGGACGAGCGGCACATATGAGCCGGTTACAACGGACCATACCCACCAAGACACTCCATTGGCCAACCACGGACCAGAATCAGAAGTTGGTGCTATTGGGCCAGTTACGAACAAACTATACGCGGAATCTGTTACTATCTCGGCGCGAAGTTCAAGTGCGTCAAATAAATCCTGCGGAGTGCCGGTCCAACCGGGCGGGAGGGGTGACAGAGAGAGGCGGAGGGGGACGATGTTTGGCATGGTAAGGTTAGATTAATCCGAATGCGTCGAAATTCACTTGGGAAACCGCACGCGCCAGCGCCACGCGGTCAGCGCACGCCTGCGTGATGATGCTGTCGCCATTTTCTGTTTCCGCGTAGGTGTAGGGCGCGACCGTGAGGGTATAGGTTTTAGTGGAAGTGAAAGAGGTGAAGGGTGAGGTGGTCACAAAGGCGCTCTTGGCCGAGCATCCCACCTCGTTGAGCGAGCGCGGGCAGTCCTCCACCACGCACCCCGCCTCGCCGCCCTCCGGCTTGGGGTCTTCCATCGCCACCACGCGGAACCACTCGATGCCCAGTTTGCCCGTCCACAAAAAGAGGAGCGAGAACTGGGTGTCGATGTTGTTGGGGTCGGTGGATTCAATGCCACACTCATTGCAGGCGGAGGGTGGGATGGTGTCCTGCGTGCGGAAGATGCGGGTCTGTGGTTTATTCCCGGCCAAGACCTGCCCTTCATAACCCGGCCCGTACTCGATGTCGTAATAAATCTGCCCCCGCGAGGCGCAGAGGTCGCCCGTGAAAATGGAGGTGAAGGTGCCCTTCCGCCCCGCGTAACATACGAGCAGCGAGGCGTCTCCCAATAACTCGCGCATGGAAAACTCCGAGTAGCGGAATCGCTTGCGGTCGAGGTTTCCGAAATTATACTCCTTGCTCTTGAACCATGCGGTGATCGGCACTCCGTTGTCGCAGCCGGTGTCGCCCGTGAACGCCTCCCAGATGCGCACGTAGCCGTCAAAGTCGTAGGATTGGAAGAACACGCGCTCCCGCCCGTCCACGATGCCCTTGGTCCACTCGACGGGGCGCCAGCCGGTCCATGAGGATGCCCATGCGTTCGTGTACTCGGCGGAATAGAGATTGCCGCTCTTGGTGGGGGCTGGGTTCTGGTCCAAAACCCACGTGTGGCGGTTCAACTGATCGCCGGAAGGCACCGACATGAGGAGCAGGTTCTCATGCGCCACCCCACAGATGCCTTCCATCCTCGCCCCCATGTAATACTTGGACTCGAACATCTCGTTGTCCATGATTTCCAGCCGAGAGGAGAGATTCTGCCGCTGGGCGGAGTTGAGATTGGTGAGGCCGTGGGAGGAATACCACCACATGAGACCGTATTGGGTCGTGATGGAGCGGTGGGACATGCACCCGGTGCTGGGCAGGAGGGTGTTTTGCATGACCCCATCGGCCAGCGAGAGCCATTGGGTGCGGTCCTGCACGCTCGACTTGATGAAGATGCCCTCCCGCTGCGTGAAGCAGATGATGCCCTGCCGGTCGGGGGTCTCCGCCATGCCGGAGCAATCGCTTGGCAGGTAGAAGGCGCGCCCCTCGTTCAAATATTGCGACTCGGTGAACTTGAGCGGGTTGCCGATGTCGCTGGCGAAAATCTGGTTGCCCCGCGACACCCACAGGCGGTTGTTCGACCACGCCATCCACAAGCCGATGCGGGTCTCGTCCAATCCGGGCACCGTTTTATCCGGCGTGCCCGAAAAGGTGGGATTGAGGTGCCGGGAGGTGGTGCCGTCCCACATGGCCGCCCGCGTGTTGCCATCCTGCATGATGAGGACCGGGATGGGACGGTCGAGGAAGTACATGTTGCCAGCCCCATCGTAGTCTGTGCTCTGTAAGCAGACCGCCCATGACATCTGCGCGGACTGGAAACTGAACTGGATATTGGGTAGCTGGGTGTAGGTCTGGAAGGGCTTGGGGGAGACGTAGATTTTCCCGTAGGAGGCGAAGACCAAGTAGGGGATGCCGTTGGCGGGCGTGAAAAGGATGCACCCCTGCGCCACCCGGTTGCAGGGAGAACAAAGGAGACTGCGGGAGTCGGGCCGGGTCTGGAGAACTCCACCCCGGCACATGATATTCTCCGCCGCCACCACCTCGTTGTCGGGGAGGTTTATCGGCAGGGTGAAGGAGTTCACCCCGCCACTGAAGCCGGGGGCGCCTGCGTAGAGAATCTGGGGCTCGTTGGGCATCTAGTGAGAATAAAACATTGTTTCGCTGCCCGTGGGCCAATCGGAGTAGACGACTTGGGGACCAGACAAAGCATTTTTTGGCCTTTTAGCTTCAGCTTCTTCATTAATGAGCTTAACCCCCGCCGCTTCAGCGGCAGCGGCCAAATCAAAGCGGTCGTTGGCCGATTGTTTTACCGCCTTCAAAAAATACATCAACGCCTCATGGCTATCGGTATTAACCCAATCCTCCATAGAGGTGACTTCGTAATCTTTTTTCTTGTATTTGATCCTCACCCACGCTCGATCCGGCACTCTAATTCTACGGTAACGCGGCTCAGTCTCATTGGGCTCATAATACCCGATTAATGTGTGCGCCGAGAGATCGGATGGATTGATCGCCACCAAACGCACAAACCCAACAGTGATGTCTTTTTGAATCCTGTCTATGCGTGCAATTGGAGGCGCTTCATTACTGCGCACCGGAGAACCATAAATGGTAGGCACAAGGAATCCTTCAGAAAGTTCGCCCAATGGATTTGTAGTCCAAATATGCTTTCCATTAACATCGGTTCCAAACACGCGAATGGATTTATTATTATCCTGTACCGTCTCCAATTCAGCCACTAAATAAACAGGGGCACTTGGATCGCGTTGAGTGCACCACTCCCCTAACTCATCAGTATATTGGCACGGCTGGCATTCGTTATCGCCCGGACCGTTGACGTGCCAATGAAAAAATTCGTCTCTTAAAAGTGTTGGATGGCCACCAATGTTTACGCCCAAAATTGTTCCTACGTCACGAGGTAGAGAAACGCACCCAGAACAGACACACGCATCGAACTGCGAGATGGTAATGTCGGGGATGGACTTGTTGTTCATCCTCCGCACCGCATCAGTGATACGACGAAAGACTGTCGTCTGCTGACACGTCCCGAGCGTTTCAGTGGCTTCCTGATAGAAATTTTTGACGTACATCCTATGCCTTTCTCCAGCCTTTGTATGACTTTTTGCTACCGTTAGATAACTGAAACATTGAGGAGTGGTTTAGTCCATGATCATCGGCAAATTTTTCTATATGCTTTGTTTTAACCACTTCACCGCTTGGGGCCAAGAATTTATGTTCAAGGGGTGGACGACCAACTAGTCCTCGTTCTCTTGGGTTTGGTAATGTCCACCCATGATGACTAATACATATCCCCCTCCTGATATATCTCAGACTAGATGATACCAATCCGTGTTGCTTACAAAATCGCTCGATGTTATTTCCAGATACTATCCCGTAATTGGGGTGATAAAACGAATATGCCTTCCCCTTAAACGTCAGCCCTTTTCTAGACTTCCTCATTCTATCTACGGTCTCGGGTGATACTTCATGCGTTTCTGGGTTTATGATGATATTATATCCATTTTCCACCGAATTGAGTCGGTCCATCCACACCTTTTCTTGCTTTACTAATTCCTTAAAATGGGGTTCGGTTTTCTCTAAAATTTCCACGTAGAACGCATTGATTCCGTAGAGATTAAATGATTTTTGAAAATGATCACTATGGTGTTTTCCGTGCGTGAGAGAATGCCTATGTTGTATAATCCTACTGTAAATGTTGCGACTGCTTCCAACATACCATTTTCCGGTGATGCGATTGCATATTCCATAGACACCAGACAATTTGAAATCCCGCTTGCTGGAAAAATCACTCAATGGAATCAGCGATGTGCAATCAGCTACCATGCTATTCCCCCTCCGCCATTTCCTCTTCAGGCGTGGCCACCGCACCCACTGCCGCCTTTTTCTTCGCCGTGGCCTGCTTGCCCATCTCCTCCTTGAAGCCGGCCATCACGCCCTCCAGTTCGTCGCTCTCCTGCTGGTCCTCGGCGTGGGGAAGGAGCGCCTTAACCTGCAATTCAATGCGCTCGTCATCATAATCCGCATCGTCATCGGTCGGCCCCTGCTTGGAGTGGACGTTCAGGACCACGATGGCGGCGAAATCGGTTCCTATTTCGGGTAAGACGTTGAGTAACTCCTTGGCGGAGGGGCCAGTCAACGTGAAGGAGGGGTAGTGGATTTCAGTTTTACTCTGGCCGGGAGTGGCCGGTGCGGCATATTCTTTGTCGGCAAAACCGGTATCAACTAGGCCGGCGATAGGAGTGGAATTAGTGAGCATGGGATGGGTGTGTTATCTATGGAATGGGTTGATGTTAGGAAATGCGGCGTTAAGGGCTTTCTGCCGTCTCCCGCAGCCGCCGCACCCTTCAAGGTTGGTCCCACCCACCGCACGGATGAGTTGCACGATCGGCTTAGCCATCACCTTCACCGCGTCCCCCAAACCCACCTGCTGCTGCCAGCGATTGGGGAGGGCGGGGCGGGAGGCGATGCGCTCGGGGGGAATGGCGGGATTTACGGAATGAAGTCCTCGGATCATGGTTAGGATACTTTGATGAGTGCCACCGCCGACATGCGGATGCGGTCGGTGTAGAAGGGGAAGCGCAGATAGAAGCAGGTGGGGATGGAGCGGGCGGCGGCACCCGTGTTCCACGCCACCGTCCTTGCCGTGCTGTAGGTGGCGCCCTGAATCTCCGACCGCAGCGCCGTGATGGAATAGTCCGCCCCGGCAATGGGGTTGGTCATGTTGCACTGGATGTTCACCGATTGGGTGGCCGTGCCTTGATTGGCGATGACGTATCGCAGCGCATAGAAGCCGCAGTAGCCTGTAGCGAGAGATACGTCAGCCGGACCGCGCATGGCGGTCAGGGAACTGGCTGCTGTTCCCAAGACCCAAGTGGTGTCGTAAGAGCCGCCTGCCGCCATCGCGCTATTGGCGCCATATGCTCCGGGTGCGGTCCAGGTATGCGTGCCGGTATCCGTGGGTGAGAGCCCCCCCAAAAAAAGAGAGCCGGTGTAGCCGGGGAGGTAGGCGCTGGTATCCTTGATGCCTACGGTCAGGTAATCGGTGGCACTGGCGTAGGTGACGGTTGCGGTAGGGCCGTTGGTGTTGGCCCCGGCGCTAGTCACCATGCTCCAGTAAAAGCCGAGCCGCATTTCGGTCCATGTGCCGAAGTCGAAGGGGCGCTTGACGGATTCTCGGGGTTCGAGGATGAGCGTGTTTTCTGCTGATTTCAGATAGATTTCTGCCATGATATTATGCGGTTGGGGGTTAGATTAGAAAGGTGCCATCGGCGGTCCAGTCACCATCCCCGAGGGAGAGGAGGATAATGATGCCGGCGGGATAGTAGCCGAAGTTATCGTCGGCCACGGAGTAATCCGCGACCAAGAAGGTGCCATCCGTGGACCAGAAATTCTGGTTGGTGAAGTTGTAGGTGCCGTAATCGAGCAGGGCGAGCGTCCCGGCGGCGTAGGATTCGAAATCGTCAAAGGCGGCAAGGTAGGGTTCTAGGCTGAACACGCCCGGCATCGCCCAGCCCAAGCCCCGGTCCTCAAAGTAAATAGTGCCCGCCGCGTACACCTCAAAGTCGTCCGAAACCTCCCAGTAGTCGCGGGCATCGAAGGTGCCAGTGGAGGCCCAATAGTCGCCACTGACATCATAACTCAGCCACCCCGGCGTACTCTGCTCCCAATCACTGGCGCACATGGTGCCGGGCAGCATCATCTCGAAGGTGGGGAAGTCCGTCCACGTAATGGGGGGGAGATAGGAATTGGCGACGCCGCCAAACCACTTGGCCACCTGATCCTCAAAATCGTCCTCCCGCGTGTCCACGTCCTCCACCGTATAGGACAACATCGTCACGACATAGCCCGTAATCATGGGAATGTCGAAGGTGACATCCAGTGGATTGCCCACCCCCACGTCGTAGACATTGGCGTCGGTGAAATAAGTGACGGGTCCGCCACCGATTAACTGCTGCGAATAATAGGCGGTGAGGACGGCCTTGCCGGTCACGCTGGCCGCCGGGGCAATGACATGGACCGTCGTGGCCGTGCCCACCTGTGCCCCAGTACCGGAATTGTAGCTGGTGGTGCTGGATTTTAACACCGGGGCAATCGTGGCCGCCCCGCCAGCCGCCACCGCATTAGCCAGATTGTTTTTGTTGAGCAGAGTTTCTATCGCCACGTCTCCCGGGGTACCCCAGATGCCGTTATCGCAGTAAGTGATGTGATAACCCGGCGATGGAAAGTCGCCGGTCATGTATTTCCTCTTGAGGTGGCCAATGCCGACCGCACTATAAAACGCCAGCAGGGCGTACAGGTTGCTGGAGGTCTTATTAATATACAGCGGATTGGCCATGTAGGCGTAGGAGCTTCCTTGGCAAAGCACGCCAGTATAAACCCATGTAGCCATCATCGTTCCCGTGATGGCCCCGGTCATAAAATTAACATGGACCGACCCGCCGATATTGACCACGTCTATGGTTCCCATGGAATTGGAACCGTCGGGCGCCCCCGCCGCCTGCACCTGCGAGTTCAGGCCCGAGGCGCTTTTGGTCAGGTAATACTCCGGCACGCTTACTCCCGCCACATAATCGAAGGGCATGAATCCATACCACTTGATATTTCCCTGATAGGTAGTCACGCCCAGCACCGCGCCGGTCAGGTGGACGACGAAGGGATTGGTGGAAGTGCTGTTGGGGATGGAAATAACCGCCACCTTCTGCATCATGGTGCCGGTATTGATCCGCACCGTGAAGGTGGTGGAATGGCCCGGCTGGATCACCGGAAAGGGCTGGGAGGTGACGATGAAGTCGGGACTATCCGAGGTGACAATCCCCAGATAAAGCGGAGCGACGGGGCCGGAGTAGTTGCTCCAGTTGGCCGGGTCGGTGCTGGGGGGCGCGGCGGAAGTAACGGCGCTGGTTGAGTAATAAACCGCCCCGTCAATCGGGTCCGTGACATAGATGCCCGCCGCATAGGCCGTGCCAGTCACCCACACCGCCACC